CCATAACTATCTGAAATAAACAAGTCAACATCTTTTCTGTTATCTAAATCAGAAATTAGATTTTCGGTAACTTCGGTTGTAAGTTCCGATTTATCTTCGGCAGTAAAATAATCAACACCTTTAATTGGGGTTTTACCATCAACACCGTTTGTACCTTGTGACGGTTTATTTGTATCTGTTTCTCCAATGAACCAATTACCGTTATCACCAATATGCGGAGTAATTCCGTCAGCGCCCGAAACACCATCTTGTCCTTTTAGTTCACCATTGTTGAATTTCTGTTGGAAAGTTTCGCCATCTGCAAACGGAATATCATCGGCAGTATAGGTTTGCTTGATATTCAAATCTTCAAGCGACTTATCTCCATTAAGTTCAACACCATTGATAAAAGGTCTATTGCTCAAATGTGCATAATCACCGTCAAACTCTTTAAGTGTTCGCCAAATAGTATTACCGTCACTGTCTATAGACAATACCTGTCCGACAACACCGTCTGTAGTCGGTTTAGAGATAAAGTTTTCTAAAACATTAAAATCATCAGTACTTTCAATCTTTGTGTCATCTGGTGCGAAAGAAACCTTAAAATTAACGCCTGAAAATCTCACATTACCTTTAGGAAACTGTAATTCTACAATGCCTTTTAACACACCCTCAGCCGTTGTCATCTGTAAATACAAAGGTAAATAAATCAGACCTTTATCTTTATCTACTCTGCACTCAACACCTACTTTGTGTTCATCTGGTTTCAATCCATAATAGATGGCAAGCGTACATTCTGAAAGGTCTATATCAGCACCGTGATTTTTAGCCTCAATTTCAAACTCAGTCACACCGTGTTCTCTTTGTGTGATTGGTTCAAGAACCTTATTAATATAAGCACAGTCAATGCTTAAATGTCTAATAATCATATAATCACCACCTATTATTCTGTAAAATTAAATGTTGTATTTCTAACACTTGTTTGTGAAATCGTATTGAAACAATCAATAAATCTCTTCTTGAGAGGCTTGGCAGAATAGTTTGTATTAAATGTCAAACTAAAATCTAATATATCGCCATGATTTACATGAATTGAAAGCAAAATAGGATACTGCCAATCACCGTCTTTTACTTCAAGAGATAGTGCTGTACCAAGTGTTAAATCTCTAATGTTATCCTTCATTTCGGGAATTGTTAATATGTTCGCTGATTCAATCTCAAATTCATAACACTGCTTACTGAGATAATTGTCGTGGTTAGATTTAGCTTGAACCATTGCTTCTTGTAATGTTGTTATAATATCATTAGCGGAATAGGTATCACTAAATACAATATTGTCATTTGTCCAATCGCCTTCAGTAATGTAATTTTGAAGTTCTAAAATTTCAGTGGGGGAGAGGACTGTTGCAATACCGTCTTTGTTTGCCTGAATTGCCGTTTTGTAATTCAGTGTAAACTTTTTAGCTACTGTTTGCATCTTGTTATAACATGTGTTATATTTGGTTACTGCGTTATCATAATCATTTTTTGTATTCCAATATGTCTCTGCTGCCGAATACAATTTTGTATATAAAGATTTGGAGTAATAGCAATCGTAATTGATGTAATCGTATGGTGGGTTTCTCATTCCACTCGGAATACGCACATGGTCATCTACAAGAACTTGATAAGCATAACGCAACTCTCCACTTGAAGAGCTAGGGAGCGGTTTGTCACTAAACCCATATTTGTCTATTAGATGTGTATTAATTGTATCTGCGACTGTTAAGTATGTTGTTAAAGCTTTTGACACTTTAGAAGCTTGCTCTATTTTCTTTTTATTGCACTCAATCAATAATGCCCCGTTATTAGCATATTTTACAGACTGTTTTTCAATGTTTGTTTGCCACACCGTAAGAGCTTCTTTTAAGGTTCTATTTTTAGTGTCATCAGCCACATAATCTAATTGATTTTCAATATTACTAAAATTGTACAATATATTATTTCCCGTAGGGTTAATTAATCCTAATCCATATTGATCATTAGATGTATGCACTCTTAAAGCACTAATACATCTGTCGTCAGTTGTGTGAATATTCGTATTTTTGATTGCATTTTGCCATGTTAATATCGCCTTAGAATGAGTACCCAAATGTTTGTTATCAGTATCATAATACCGCCGCTCTTCTGTCTCTATGTTTCCATCTATTATATTAATTGTCATATTTTCTGAATCAAAAACGAAATAGCATTGGTATGACGAAGCGATATCATTATTTAAAAAAGTATAAACATTTGCATTATCAACATCGTCAAGTGTTCTATATCTAACACACACTGCTTGAGAAATGTATCCTATTTTCCATTGTGGAAGATAGTCAAGTATTTGATTCAGCAATCCTCGGACAAACTTTTGTTTATGTCTTGTGTTACCATAACAATCGTAATACCAATTATCACTGGTAACAAGGTCGTTAATATGATCAGGTACAAATAGTGGTAATGTACTGTTTGATAAAGAAAACGCTCTTTTTGATAAAGTCATCTCATAAGACTGGGCTGTTACTTTTAGCACAGCATTACTTCCGTTATCATTTATTTCTTCTGTGTTAGTAATAACCCACCATACATTTCGTATGCCATAGTTTTTATTTTTATTTGTTTCAAAGTGTGTACACAATCTTTCTCTTGAAAAGATTTGCACCCAAGAGGCATTGGGAATATATGTACGATAAGTATTGTCGCTATATGTTGCTTGACTACATACAAGACTTATTCGGATATACCCTTCGTCAATAGTATCAGTATTATTTTCAATATTACCATCGCTATCCTTTACTGTAAAATCTACATATCTTCGGAATGGTTGTTTCGATGATTCATGATAATAATTATCATCAGATTTAAGCCAGCTATCTGCGTTAGTTTCCTTATAGTAATGAATTTTAAATGAGTACCGCAGAGTGTCACCGTTAAAACATTTTGTTGCAATGACATCGCCTTTATGCACAGGTATAAAACTTTTACAGGCTAAATACTGGTAAGTATACCATCCTTGCTTGTACAAGTCTAAGCTTTCTGAATAATCTTCAAATATCCCATCATTAATAGTGCCGCCCCATACCCACTCGTAACCGTATGTAGTACCGATATCAAAAAGCATAGTTTCGTTTTTAATATTGAAATTGTTGATTGCTGTATTAACATCAAACGACAACTCATAATCTTTTCGTGTACCTCCACCTTTTAAATTATACAGATAATCTGCATAATAACTTTCTCCTGTAAATTTAAAATACTCAGTTGAATCGTTGAGATACAAAAGCATATCGGGCTTTAGATTATCATAATTAGGATTGTCCATCCAACTGTTGGTACGAGTATCATAAACTTTTTTAGGCACTTCAAAACTCATTTCCGAAGCTGCTCCGAAATTATAATCAGCAGTCCAATTGTGTATATTTTTGACATAACCAAGTGAGGTCTTTTTATTCTGTCTATACAACACCATGTCGGGAGTCCCTTGTGCGTAATTTCGTGTTTGCATGTTAAATACCACCCAACCTATGCATTGTAGTATACTTTAAAACTAAGCTTTTATCGGGATCGAAAACATCGTAAGCATAGTTATGTTTAGCGTCAGTTTTATCTGCGGATTTAATGTATAGATAAATCTGATTTTGACCATTGCCAAGCCAAAATAAAGATACATAATCGAGATTATCTTTAATAACTCCGTTGTATTGAATGAATGGGGGAGTGAGTGAATGAAAAGTTTTTTCATTAGGTTCTTTCATTGTTACCATTCCATATTTAGTATCCAGTTCGTATACGGCATCTTTATCTGTATGATAATTCACATTCGCATCAAAAACGAACATAGACTTATTAAGTTTATTTCCAACATATACTCTATAATTCGATAATGTGTAATCTATTTGATGTTCTGTCCAGTTGTGTCCGATCTTTAAATCAATAACAGGACAAATTTTGTTATTGATAGGTTGTCCTTCAATATCAATTGTAGTTTCAAAAGATAATGTTTGCCCTGTATTTGACGGTTTAGTTGCAACCCCCTTAAACTCAACTTCATTGTCCTTATACCAAAATCCACTATCATTTTGTACCTTACAACGCAAACCTCTATAACCTCGTGCATCGGTAATATCACTGTCCGGAATAAATAATGCGTTGAGGTAATAGTCAAATGTTTCATTTTGCAAATAAAGTCGTTTCCAACCGTCTTGTCCGAATAACCAATTTTTAATTTCAATCATTATTTCGGCTGGAATATTATCTTCTGGACTAATAATTTCAACTGAAAATTCAAGCGGATGTTCAGCATAATTAAGATTGTATAAAAGCTGTTGTGCACTATGGGGGAGAGTCACAGTAGTGGGTTCATATTCGCCTCCGCTTGCGAACTCATTACTATCGTCACTTATAAAAGCTAAAATTAAATTATAATCACCTGAGTATATATCATTATAGGTAAAATAACAATCTCTATACAACCAAAACACCTCCTTAATAAAAACATAGATAAATATATAATCTTACTTGTAAAAATAAAAATATTATGGTAAAATAAAACAAAAGGGAGTGAAGAATAATGAATGCAAATAACACTAAAAACAATAGTGGAAAATTGATTACCATTGGCATTATAGTGGGCGTAATACTGTTACTTTCATTAATTGGCTCAAATTGTTCATCAACTTGTATTGAAGATGGATGTGACCGACCAAGGGCTAATAACAGTTATTGGTGTACTTATCATGAATCAATACATTATTTAGCTCACGAAATGGAGCAATCTAAGTAACACAAAAGGCTGTCAACCGACAGCCTTTCTTTTAATTTTGCAATAAAAAAGAGAAGATGAAATTTCATCTTCTCTTACAATATTTTACTATTTAGTTTTAAAATAATTAATCTACTGGCGGGTCATATCGCTTGCATAACTTAGGGTAAACTTCCAACATAAATGTGTTAAATAATTCAAATAGATGATCTATTGGTTCATAATACGCATCAACCTTTTCTTTAATATCATGAAAACTTGAATTTATACCCTTATTATTTCGTAATCCAGCCATAAGTGTAGGAAATGTTACTAACCATCTGCGATTATCTTCATACTCACGCCATACTGTAATGATTTGCTTATATGTAAATTGCTGCAAGTGCATACTTAAAGTACGCCTTATTACAATGCTAAAAAAATCCGCCGTGTCGTAATAGGCACGAAAAATATGCCCCAATGCTTTATCTAAATTATCTTCAATGTTTGCATCGGTACTGTTTTTACCAGCAATACCGTCATAATAATCTTTATAAGCTCTCGTAATATGATCCAATGAATCTTTTTGCTCTTTAATAGGTTGAACAAATGTACATAACTCATTATCATACTCTTCAGACAATATACATAACTCTTTTTGCTTATTATATACATAATTATACTTTTCCCAAAAAGTATAAAATATATTTTGATAATCAGTCATAATCTACCCCTACTTATGGAAACACAATTTCATCAGCTTCTGCTTTGACATTGTTTTCATTTTTGATGTATCCCTGATTCATACGGACAGAACCACGAATTCTGTTATTGCATACATCTGTGTCTAGCTCATACTTGTATAATTTTTCTTGAGATGAATGTGTTTCATATTTGATTTGCTTTTGTTTTTTGATAGCAGATATTAACTGTCCTAACGAATGCAATACAGCTAAAAGCCCAACAATTCCAGATAAGATTAAAAAGAAATATTCCATAATATGCCTCCGTGCATTAATTGATAGTAGCTAGACTACAAAACTGTAACACACCTACGACTATCACACTTGCCAATGATATAATATTTATCCACATAGCTATATTTTGATTAAAATAACGATACCATCCGTCACTAAATACAGCCATAGTATATAATGCTAACAGGATGGTCATCATACCTAATAAATATATCCTTAAACCTTTACCACCTTTAGCTCCATCGACTAAAAGTATTTCTACTAGTAGCAATGTAGCAATGCTAAAAATAGAGAAAAATATATCTTTGTCTGAAAATATGGATACAAAACTAATTTCTTCTGCATGACCATGCAACACTAAATTCATTGTTTTAAATAGTATGGGAATAGAACTAACCAATATACCAATAAACCAAATGGAAATATTTTTTTCAAAAGTTCTTAATTGTTTTCGTCTTATGTTGTTATTATGTATAGAAAATATCTCAATCCGTCCCATATCTTAGTACCTGTGTCTATGTTTTTAAATGTAACTATTAATAGTCTATTGCAAAACCACACACTTGTCAAGTAAAATTTGACTGTTTTGATAACAATTTTGTTAAAACCTTGCTCAAATTACTATTTTGTAACTATATAGACAATAATGATAACAATACTGTGAACGAATATATAGATATATGACAATGTTGTCAAACCGAGGAGCTGCATATCGTTCTTCGGTTTGACAAAAACTATTACAAGTGCCTATTATTAACAGTATAAGACATAAGTTTTTTGATAGTGTTATTCATAATTTTCTCAGACTCCTTGTGCAGTGCATTAACAGTAGCCTGAGTCGCATCACCTTGCACATTGATGTTGATAGCAGGGGAAACAACAGTTGATTTATTGTTCACAACATTCGGTGTTATTTCAGAACCGAACTTTTGTGCAAAATAATCAGTTGGAGCTGATGCAAATTCAAACAATTCATTTGTCATCGCTTTGCTAAATACAGGGTTGCCTTGTGGTAAAATTGTATATCTGCCATTACCAAGAGATGTAGGGATAAGTTCTGAACCGATGCCCTCTTCGTCAACAATAGACAAACCACCTTTAGCTGATTTTGTACCAGAAGCATACGCTTTCATTTTAGACCATAAAGAACCTGCCGGTAGCGCTCTTCCGCCATACCAGTCTTTACTGATCCGACTTATGAAATATGTTTCAGCATCCTCTTTGTTCGTTAGGTTGGTTTTATACACTTTGCCGTTATAGGTAATTTTATACCCATGACCTGTTATACTCGATGGTTGTATTTTAACTGAATCAATCTTTGCTTTAGTGGTCTGCGCAGAATTGCCCAACTCGTCAATTTTTTGTTTCAAACTATCAATTCGAGAAGTGTAGTTGTCAATGCTTCCTGTCACATTAGCAATAGCAGAGTCTACATCGTAGATACGAGATTGTAGTGTATTCATTAAATCCATAACATTGAGCTGTGCAGTGCCATATTCATAAAGAGCACTTTGAGCCGACTGCCACATATGGTTAAACTCAGCCTCTGTGGTTGTAGTGTAATTTTGACAATACCACAACAGGTTGTTATACAATGTGCCATTGTCATTGTCAATCATATTACATGCAGCTCTGTGTAAAGACACCTCGTTGTTTAAGAAATCTTGAATAGTTTGGATTTCATCATCATAATGCTTATCTGTCTCTTCTTTCAGTTTATCCAAAGCTTCTTTGCGAGTATCGTACTGATAGTCTGATAGATAATCATATAAGTCTTCTCTGGACTCAACCAAATCATCAACATTTTCTTTGTGAGCTTTTTTACCTGCGGAACTATCGTCCAGTCCAGTAATAGCAGCAGACAATGCGTTTGAAGCAACAGCATTTTCTTTCTCTTTGAGCTGTTTGTTGAAATCAGCTTCTTCTTTTTCTTTGTCAAGAAGTTCCTGTTTCTTTTCAATAAGTTCGTCAATTTTATCTTTGCGTTCTTGTAGTGCATCTATTTCGTTCTGCTTAGTTTGCTTAATGTATTTTTCTGTCCAATCGACTAAATCTTCAATTGCAGATAAAGCGTCTTCATAACCATCCTTGCTATCTTCTAATGCCTGCTTTTTGTTTTCCAAAGCCTCTTTAGTTTTTTCTAAAGCCTTTTCCTCATTTTCAAGTGCCTTTTTATGTTTTTCTGTAGCGGATGTGACTTCATCAGTAGTAGTTGATAAATCGCTTAGTGAAGACTCATAGTAGTCTATTAAAGCCGCCTTTTTACGCCAAGCACTTTCTGCTGTAATTACAGCTTGTTGATATAGGTCGCCTGTGCCTTGCTCTGCATCTTTTGCCGCCGCTGTTGCGTAAGCTTCTTGCCACTTAGCATCTGCTAAATTTAATGCCGACTCAGTTGCACCCTGTTGATTTTTCTTTAAATACTCAAGCACTTGGGTTTCGTTTTCTAACTGGTTTACTTCGTCCAAAGACGCCTGCAAATAAGAAACCTTAAGCTTTTCCAGCTGAGCTTTTGCCAATTCTCTGAACTTATTAGAAGTTAAATCTAATTCGCCTTGCTCATTGATAAGCATATCAATGTACGAACTATCTAATGACAATAAAGATTGAAGTGTAGAAAAGGAGAGTGTTCCGTTTTCGCTATACTCAGAAATAGCCGACTTAACGGTATTGAAAGCTGAAAAAGTTGACTCTAAGGATTTATTAGCATCTTCGGTTGAGATCTTGAACGAGAACCCATTCGATGCTTCTGCTTTGATTTTCTCTACTAATTTTTGAACATCTTTTAAACTGTTTAACGCAGCATCGCTGTTGTATATCTGTTTAATGGTACTAAAATCAAGCGTAGATAAATATTTATTAACATCTTCACTTAACTGAATTTTCTCTTTAGAGTCTTTTCTAATATTTGTACCCGGAATGAACCCACCTTGCAGATTACCAGCTACACGCTTTGTAATATTCGCAATTGCTTTATTAATATCCACATCGTCAGCAATTTCTACATCAGAAAACAACATTTTTACAAAAAGTTCTCTTGTATCGGCGTTCATTCCATCAATGCCCGACAAAGCATTGATAACTTTATTATTAAGATCTTTAAAACCTGAGACATCTATTTTTCCGCTTTTAATATCATCTATTTGGGTTTGTACCTCGTCCAGCGTATTGGTTAATTCTGGATTCTTAAATGCTTTAACAATACTCGATACAGTTTGCTTAACTGATTCTAAATTGTCTGCCGTGCTCGCTTCAGGATCAATAATCTTACTGTAGAAGTTATCCCATGTAGCACTATTTATATATTGTTCAATAAGAGCTTGACTTTTACTGTCCAATGTGCTAAACTGTTCATCAGTATAGTGAATATATGCATCAAGCACAGGCTTAAAGCTGTTGTTTACCAAATCGTTAATTTGACGATTTAAAGCTGCCTTGTAGTTTTGAATTGACGAGATGGCAGTTGATATGTCTTGATCTTCGATTTTATAAATTGACTCTCCAGTGCTTTTATCGTAACGGAGGATATCTTCAATACCAGCACCCTTAATAATAGTGTCCAAATTGTGCATATCTGCCCACATCAGAGAGATATCTTCTTTAGATTGTATTTTTTTTACAATTTCGTCAATATTCTTGAGTTGGGTGATATAGGTTTTATCATTCCCACCAAATATTCCCTGATTCGTGGCAATGTTTTCTAACGCTTTGCCAAAACTATCCTGCTCTTTAGACACGATGGTTTCGTAATAAGCATTCTTCTCATCAGTCATTGCCTTATTAAGAGCTTCAACATTATTTTTACACTCTAAGATAGCGTCATTCTGGGCTGAGTAACCTTTTACCAAGTTTGGATACATCTGTGCAATCTCATTAGAAAGTTCAATATATCTCTCATACTGAGTAGAGGTTAAAGAGATATTTTCTCCATACGAATTAACACCATCAGCTAATTCGTAGTATTCATTTTTGATTTTGTTTACAGATGTTGAATGAGATGTATAAGCGTCTTTTTTGTCGTTAATCTCTGTTGCGATCTTTTCAAGGTCTGATAGGTTGTTTTCGGCTCTGTGGGTATAGTTATCAAGCGCTTCAAAACCAAAAGAAATTGCACTCATTACAGCTTGCACAATAAGCATATTACCAATACCTGCGGCAATATTCTTTAACGAAGAGCCTAATGAAGATAGCTTGCTTTTAATGCCTGAAAAGGCACCGGACATTGATTTAGCATTTTTACTTAAGAGACTCTCTGATTCGGCATAATCTGTGTTGTATTTTATGCCTTTTAATAATTCTTGGTTTAAATCTTTAGTAGCTTCTGCAAATTTTGACTGCTTGAGTATGTCTGCTTCATTGGCAGTTACTTTATTTCTTAAAACCTTGTCATCTAAGCTTTCGGCGTAGGCTTTATATTCTTCATATTTGTCAGTAGCTTTGGTAATATCTTGCTTTGTTCTGGCTTTGGCAGCCGTAGTAAACCATCCGATGTGTTTACCATTATCTTTGTCTAAGTATGTTTGGAGTATCTTTCCCTTAGACACAATATATTAATAAGAAGGTGTTTTAATGCTTGAAGTAGCAATATGTCCAAAATGTGGAGAAGTTAATTACCCTGCATTGGATAAGAAATGTTATTGTTGTTGGGTTGGTTTTCTTAAAAGACCTCGTAAATTGCTTTTTGAAGTCACAGAACAATTGCAGCGAGAGCACTTTGAACGAGATGTTTTGGGGAGCCAAGAGGCTGAATATCTTTTTTGGTATGAAAAATTCCTTAAAGACTGCCCTGAATATGATAATAGTCTATATGAAGAACACCTAAATAACAACAGACGCTGGGATTTAGTGACGAAACAACGACTTAATGAATTATCTTCCAAGCCAACTGTTAAATGTCCATATTGCGGTTCTCTGCGTACTACTAAAATTTCAACAAGTAGTAGAGTAGCTTCATCTCTCACACTCGGCTTAGCAAGCAATAAGATAGGCAAGAACTATCAATGTAATGATTGCAAAGCCACCTTCTAATTAATAATTTGAGCAGTGTTTTATAATACTGCTCTTTTTGTTTGTTTATAAAACTTTTCTTTTATATGGTAGTCACTGTTGTCTCAGTGTCGATTTGGACTATACAATTTAAGGTCATTTCATATCGTTGAAACTACCTCAAGAGGCTTATAGTCTCTGAACCTCCGCTTATGCGGCTGGATGCTGATTATGGCTTATTACGGCGGTTAGCTTTTGACATACGCCGAACAATAACTTGTTTCTGACTTTCGTCTCCATATGGCATATTGTTCATCACCATTTCCCAGAACGGCTATCATTCCGTTTGCAGTTTAACCTCTCATTTAACGACATACATCACCATTTCTTGATTATAGCACGATTACGCTACTTTCTCGAAATAGATAGGCATACTCCTAAAACCCGTCAATTTGGGTTTACCCTTGTCGCTTCCCATTAATCCAGACACAACGCCAGATATGGAAAGAGTACCAATGTTTGCTCCAAGATGAGAAAGCAATTCATTAGCTTGTGTTAAAAATCCTAACAATCCAGAGCCAGTATCAACTACGCCTTTAACAATATCACTTGATAATGTTGTTGTTGATAATTCCTGCCACTGTGCCTGAAATTGTTTTACTTTACCTTCGATACTATCTATGTACTTTTCGTGTTCCTTTAATGCAGAACCATCTGAGTGCTCGGATGTATCTAATGAATTGATTGCTGTACCAATGTTTTGAATTACAGCAGAAGCGTAGTTAGACCTATTCTTACCGGCAATAAGCTCAAGTAATGACGCTTTATTTTTATCAGCCAAGTCATCCCATACGAGAGCGATATCTTTAAGAATATCATAGGTGCTACGGAACGAACCATTGTCCATAATATCCACGCCTGAAGATGAAGAAGTTTTTGTTAAAGCTTTGATTTTGTCTTGAAGCTCAGAAGTTGTTGTGCACATTCCTTCCGTATCTTCTCCAGCCTTTTCAAGCTCTACCGACATACCTCTTAGTCTCATAGCAAGCACTTTAAGTGCATTACCTGATTCATCTGCACTCTGTGTAACTTCGGTCATTGCGGTCAGCAACGCAATGGTTTCATCAAGGCTATTACCCGCAACAGCCATAGATGCGGCTGAGTTCTTTAAGCCTTCGCCTAAATCACCTGACGAGACAGCGTAATTATTACTCACCTCATTAAGTTTATCGACAATGCTTTGTGCCGATGAAGCTTCCATATTAAAAGCTTTTAATATGGAAATAATGTCACTACTTGCTTCGCCAACACCATCCAAATCGTCACCGACATTAGCATATATGGTTGCTACCTCTGCCAATTGCGTTGAGTCAGGTATATCATAACCCATACGAGCAAAATCAGCGGTACTTGTAACAAAGTCACTAATAGTAGTACCCAGCTCTTTTGCTTTGCCAGTTGCCGTAGTTAAATATTTGTCATATGTCGAGTCAGTGCTGTCTGTAACTTTCTTAAGCTCCACCATAGCAGTGTCTAACTCGGTCACAATGTGTATCATGTCTTGAACAGTAGCAATAGCTTTATTCATAGACGAAGTGATAAAATTCCACGAACCATATTTAAGATAGTTCTTTGCAAGTGTGCGTAGAGCGGTTGAGCCCATCAATCCAGCAGACTCGGCAGAAGTCTTAATATTTGCAAACTGTGACTGGAAAGATTTAAGCTGTTGGCTACTGACTTTTGCAGCATCTGATGTTTTATTTAAAATGGTTTCAATTTGTCCAGCGTATGCTTGAGCAGCTTTAGGATTGCTACTCGCAAATTTCATAACCTGCAAACGCAGTGTTTCTACTGCTTTGCTACTTGCGATTGTACTTTTATTTGCGGTTTCTAAACTCTGACTCCATTTGGTTTCAAATTTATGTAAAGCAGCATTATTTCCAAGCTTGCCAGTTACTTGATTTGTAGCGGTTATTTCTTCGTTAAGTAATTGAAATTTTTGGAGGTAGTCACTAAATTCGTTTTTTAGATTGTCAGGAATATTGCGTCCGTTAAGTAAAGATGTTGTTTGCTGACGCAAAGCTCGCATATTAGCTAAATATTTATCCAACTGACTATTATTAACAACCTCGCCTGAGTTATTCAAAATATCATAGTGATATCCTTGCGCTTTGCCAGTTGCGTTGGCAGTGTTGAGCCTCTCTTTAATATTGTTAATCCTACTTTGAAACTTGTCTATAAAAGAATCATCTGCGCCATTCCATACACCATTTTCAAGTAGTTTTTCACATTCTTGGCGTATATCTTCCAAGTCTGCTTTTGCTTCTTGTAATTGTCCTTCGGGAATAAACGCTACATTTTTACTGCGGTTTTGAATGTCATCATATACTGTATCAATATCACTCCGAATCTTTTCTATTTCAGAACGGTTGTTGTTTACAGTATTAGAGATAGAGGCTGATAACGCTTGTGCCTCTGTCACAAAAGACGAAAGAAGTTCTTTTGGTACATCTTCTCCATTATTCCACATATCACCAATAATATCTTTTTTAGATATGAGGGTTGTAAGTTGAGACCACGCAGTACGATATTCAGACACAGTTAGCAAGTTTTTGCTTTGCTCTTGTGTTAATTGATTAGTCGTTTGTGATACAAGAGTTTCTGCGTCTTGAAACTCCTTTAAGGCAGCAGTGCTTTCTGTAATAACAGCCAATTGACTTTGTAACTCGGAAGCAGATATTTCATTTGTGCGACCAGTAGGAGATACTACACGACTCCCTGTATCAATAAGTTCCTGTAATTCTGCTTTAGTTTTGTCTATAGACTCAGCACTAATTACACTATTTGAATTATGACTCTCAAGGATAGCATATAAGGATTGGGCAGTTTGAATAATATTATTAATTTCATTAACACTCTGTCTGCCTTCTGTATTGATTGCAGTTACATCTTGCGATAATTTTACAACCTTTTGACTCAAATTGTCTAAATCAGCGACAGGAATTTCCAACCCTTGAGATAATGACTGCTCTAACTGTCTTCCTTCAGAAGCCAAACTTCTTGATACCGTAAGAAATTTCTCAATATTCTGTGTATTTAAAAACTGATATCCTTGTTTTTGAAGGTTTAAACCGCCAATAATGCTTTGAATTCTGCTCTGAATCTGAGCTAACTCTTTTGCGGTTTGTTGATAACTTGTCACATCGGCTGTCGTCCGATTGCTATTGTTATTCTTGTTATATTGACTACGAGATGCTTTGACTGTATTTCCAGTAACACCAACCGAAATACTGCCAATTGCTTTTTCAATGTCTTTCTTCAAAGACTTCATTGCGTTACTACAGTCAAACTTTTTGATTGTAACTACTGGAATTTTTGGAGGGTTTTTAAGAGATTTTTCAAATAGTGTCTGAACGCTCTTTTTTAATTGGTCTTTGGTTTGTTTACTCTGATCGGCTTCTATATTATATATTTTAATACCGTCAATAGCTTTAGCTAATTCTCCAACACTCTTTTTGAAAATTTTCTTGTCTTCGTTTCTTGTTCCAGCTATCACTTGGACGGAAATACCAAAAATATCGTTTTCATTTGCCACACATACCACCACCTTATTTCAACTTTGCTATAATTTTTGTTGTAATACTTTTTTTGAAGTCTGAATTGTTTAGTTCTGCTCTCGTTGACGCTATAGGATTACGAACCCCCATAAAAGCATATTTTTTGGCATCATATCCGATAGCTCTCCATAAGTCAGAGGTATAACTATATCTCTTTCTGGTGTATCCATTCCGACTATATCCTGTTATCCAACGAATCAATGCGTCCGATGTAGTGGTTGGCACTTGATGAGTAACAACTGAGCGGTTTGGTGTTGCTACAGAAGTTATGATAATCTTATTGCTCTCTTGGGACACATCTTGAATTTGGGAGCTGCTTCCTAAGCCATTCACACTACGCCTTACATAAGTTGTAGGAGTATATGTATCATAAATATCTGCTTTGATATTTTTTCTTAATTTGTCTTTAATATCTTGAGCAATATCGGTTTTTAAAACCTGAGAAGCCGCCTTGTTAATTGCTTTGACAAATGTGTCATACGAATTGAAAGTCTTAATACCACCAGCCCCTTATTTAGCAGAAGGGAAGAGGGGAAGTGGACTGTTGCTTGGCTTATCTTCTTCCTCTTTGATAATGTGGTTTACCATATCCATCATCTTGTTGAGGTCTACCTTATCGCCAATAGATGATATATTTTCAGTTAATGCTTTAAACTGATTCATAATTAATGCAGTTTCATAGGTCTTTTCGGAGATTTCCTTTTTCTGCATATATTCAATTCTCTTCTGAACACCTTCATATATTAACGCCAATTCTTTTTGATTGATTTTACTTTTGACAAACTCTGCAACACCTGTTTCTGTTACAAAAGAATACATTTTTTCAAAAACAGTAGGAATTGCAAAATTTGCATACTCTCTAAGAATTTGCATATCAATCAATGTAGATGTGATTTCGGGAAGATATCTATTTTCTGATATATCAAATACAGTTTCCGCTACTGTACTACAGATATTTGAAAGGCGTACTGCACCGATACTATGTTTGATTCTTAAAGAGATGTGTTCTATTTCTTCAGGCTTTTTATCATCTGTTGTTACTGAATGAAATACATAATCATAAAACTTTGGCTCATTTTTTTCTGCGTAATAAATTTTTCCAAAAGCCATTACTGGAATTTCTTTATAATCCTTTTTTTTATTTGTGTTTTTTTTCATATATAAAATCCTTTCATTCCTTGTGCTGTATATTAATGTTATGTACAGCGTAATCTCCGATACAGATAGCATCCGAAATGTTATCGTTATCGGTATCAATGTCATATTTATTCTTTACATACTGCAATGATAGTATTTTACTTTGTTTTTTCGCTTTGTTATCGTTAGGAATAGTTGCAGTGATTTTTGCTTTAATTTCTTTACTTGTTCTGCCTCTTGCGTTGCAATAATTTTGCCACACAGAGGGGGATATGAGTTGGTATAAATAATGCTTTTTTTCACAGAGGTTAATTAATACGCCTTGTAACTGTGCCAAATTTTTAAATACTGATACATTAGCTCTCAAATTAATATCTTCAAGAAATACAACTGAAATCTTTCTCTTTATAATAAGTTGACTAATATACTTTTCAATCTCACAAACAGCCTCTGAAAATGTGTATTTACCATTAGGAAAACTAAAACTACCATAGTCTACAAGCTTTTGTTTTTCGTAGTCATATATCGCCCAACCACCGTTGCGAGCCTGATCAACCGCTAAAATTCGCATTTTATGTACCTCCTAAAAAGAATAGGGAAGATAAGGGAGAAAATCCCATCTTCCCTATAAGAACATCATTTCTGACTACTATTATCTTCGTCAGCTTTCTTTGTAATTGCTGTTTTTCCTCGCTTTGCGGTTGCTACTCCATTGTCAATAACATTACCCTTAATAAGTACATCCCTTATTTCTGGCATCATGGATTGTGTAGCCTCTTTACTAATCTGTACAAACTGTTCTTTGAGTTCTTTCGGAGAAGCACCAAGACGCATATCCTGTATAATCGAGTAAATTTGATAGTGTTCTGGCGTATCGGCAACTGCCCTCCATCCACCATATTTAGAACAGTTCACACAAGCTTCATATTCTTTACCACAAATGAGGCACTTTCTGATAGCCATAATTATGCCTCAGCTTCGTCTTCGGGAATAACTACATAGAACTGTTCTTTATCTTTAGAACAATAGTTAGTCATACCTTCAAATTCGATAGGCTGTGTGCCGTCTGGTTTAATTTCAAGTGAAAAATTGTTAGAAAGCTTTGCTCTCTCAAATACAATAATTGTATAAATCTTTGTTGATGGATCACAAACATCATGACAAATGCTATCAAGAACAAAAGTACCAGCCTTAGAAAAGTTATCACTTGAGTTGGTAATCTTAACCGCATTCTCCATCTCACACTTATAGATAACAATAAATGTCATAGGAGAACCGTCTTCTCTCTTAACAGGGATATCATCACCAAGAGTGATAGTTTTACCAGCAATAGTGAAGTTTGTTTTATTTGTTGCAAGGTCACTCGCTGTGACTGCAAATTTCTCACCAAGACCGCCCTCTGTAGTAAGTGCCCAAATAGCTGTTACAGGACTTGTCGTGAGAGGAGTCCAGTTGAGTGTAATTGTTTTAGCGGTAGGGTTTGCCTCAAGAACATCTACCTTCTTAGTTACAACCTTCTTATCAGCGGCACCAACTTCTTTCTTTGTGCCTAACTGGTCAGCAAACACACCAAGATTAATAACAGAGTTAGATGCTGTAAATTTTGAAGTCTTAGTTCTGTCAAATGAACCAATTGTTGCACCGACATTATCTGTAGCATTTACTGCTTCGCCACCGCACTCAAGTGTGCCATCTTTAATCTGATTAGCTGTCCACTCAATATCGCCTGAACTAATGTCCTGCTTTGTAAGACGAGTAACCCTGTCAAGTACAAGATTGTCAATGTTATACATAATAAATCCTCCTTATAAAATAAAAAGCACTCCCCTTTGAGTGCTACAAATTACGCATCCAATTAAGAACGCTTTTATTACTTATTTTCTTTAAATCAACACAGCCACTATAATACCCAGTCATAATGTTTTCGTAGTCATTTATTGCGTTAATACGATCAGCGGCGTCCATTAAAACATAAATAGGTAAACTCCAAACCGTTGAATAACTATATTTAAAATTTGCGTGATTAGTCAACGCAGAAACAATAGGGAGTAGGGTTGACTGTGCTTTTTGGTGCTCTTTCCGAGCGTATTTTTTGTTATCCCTATCTTCATCTACCATGAACCTTTTGGTGGTTGTATTTCCACCTTTCTCTTCGTGCTTTTTTAATCTGTGAATTTTTCGTATGTAATTAACTATAATTTCGTAAACAAACCTATCAATAATTAATTGAGTATTAGTATCGATTAATTTAATATCTTGAGAAGTATTATCTTTAACCAGTACCATTCCTTGTAAATTAATATCCTCTTCAAAAAGCAGTGATAAAATATCACTATCTATGGATTTGTAAATTAAAGTAAAAAAATCAAAATCGTCTACTTCATCCCACCATAAATTAAAACCATCATATAATTCTGATTTGTAATCAGAAGGTGTTGCACAAATTTTACCTATTTCTGCAAAATATTGTTTCTCACCAATGTCACATATGTCATCAAGTGTTGGTTGTTTTAGAGTTAGATGAGTAGAAATTTTAATAGGTTTGCCTCGATATAACGTCATCTCGTCTATATCTAAAAAATCAATTGCCTTACTTCTCATAATTTGCTTCCTATGCGGTTATGGTCTTGTAAGGTATATTCTAATACTTGTCCGTAATAATCCTGTATGGGGTTAAATTCGTTAGCCGATACGAGTTCTAATCGCCCAAAACCAACATCTGTCATACCATTAATTTCTTCATCAATATATCCTGCAAGCAAATCAGTACGGACGCCCTGCAACATATCCATTAACTGCTCGTGTGCAAATATATAAATCATTAAAGATGTCGTTTTTACAGCCGACGAGCTGACTTGTGTTACCCCTGACTGCATTGTCACAAATACACTTTGTTCCTCTATAGTCTCAGGAACATAAGGAAATAGCTTGATAAACGATTTAGCTGGGCTTTGACTTCCTTTAACTACATCTACGAAACTATCTTCATTATCCGTGTCTATACATATTAAATTCACAATATTCTGATTGTTTAAGCAACGCTTTTTAATCAATTGTTTAAGAAGTGTCATACCTGTAAAACTATTATGTTTAACATCTTGCATTACGACCACCCCTTAATCACAAATTCTTTTTCTGTCGATAAATTGTATAATGAAGACATAACCCTTAGCGTAACTCTTTTTCCAATAAATGAATATTTAAGCGGAACATAAAGCGTTAAAGTGTGATTGTCGGCACTTGGTTTAATTGATACATAATCTTCACCAGCCTCTAAAGAGTATTCGTACCCATTTGAGTCTTGAATAATATCGCCTTGCTTATCAACTATACTGAACGATAGTTCACAATCTTCGTCTATATATAAAACTCCGTCATTACATCCCTCGATACGAATAGTATATGGCTGAGAAGTTGGAACATCTGTATCGTCTTTGTTTGAGCTATTAATCAAGGTGTAATAATCAGCAACCATTAATTCAGTATTATCATTGGTAGATCTGTTACATTCTTTTAAACCAAAAGTATATACACCTTTACCATTATAAAGCCCCGGCAGTCGGTCAGGTTTTGTGATCTGATATGCCAGTATGTTCTGTTGTGCATCAACATCATCAACCAAAAATCTTTGTCCTCTGTATAACTCTTTAGTTTCACTATCTTTAGCTATAATAAGGTTTAAACGGTTGTCACCAACAGTAATTTCTTTAGTTTCTCTTTCGCCAGACGAATTGCGGTCATTATTGGTAATAATACAATGCCTTTCGATTATGTCACCATTGTTGTTAATCCATTTGAGTGTGTAGTTACATTGCTGTATTTTTGCTCTTGTGTATAGCTCATCCTGTACATCATGTGATATAATCAACCAATAATTATCTTGCCATTCTACCAGAGAACCTCTTTCAAACTTTTCGTTAGGGAGAGAGAGTAAATTCTTAATATCATCTCCGTTATCGCTCCTCGTAATGACAGCTTCTCTTTCTTCACCGTTTATTGTTACAGTTACATAAGACAAGTTCTTATTTCGTAATAATTCAGTTTGTCGCTGCTGCACACGCTCTATCATTTGCTGTCGTTTAGTTTGGGGCAACGAAACATACTCATTCATATACTCATTCCATAAAGACACAGTTATCACCTTCAATTCTATATTTAAGCTTTTCGCATAGAGTAATCATTTTGAAAATATTTCGTCTCACATCTTCAACGCTACTGACATAAATATTTTGTTCGTAATAGCTTAATATAGCAAGAATACGCATAATCACAGCGTCATACCCTGTGTCTTTAATAAGCATATCAAACCCTTTTAACTCTTTAATAATATCTGAGATATGAGTATCTATAAATTCAGAGTTTTGCTCTTTTAAGGGTAGAATTTTAAATATCTGATTAATTAAACACGATAGATAATGCAAATATATTTGTTTGTTCATATATGTAAATCCGTTAAGTCTCCGTGTTCAAAAGAGTAATTATTTCCTCTGTTTTTGAAACATGTTTCAGCCTCTTTATATGCTGTTCTTACACGGTTTAAAATTTCCGCAGGCGAATACCCACTGTAATCTGTTGTGTTAAGTGTGTTTTCCAAGTTGTCTGCGTTATTTGCATATGGCTTAAACCACTGTGCAACCATACCTTCGGTAATAATGTCTACAATTTCGTCTACATCTTCAGCGCTAAAATTCTCTAAAAATGTTCTTGTTGTATCATCTCTATTGTAAAGATTATAACCACACTTTCTATTGAAAGAAGCACATGCTCGCTTTAAATATCCATCACATACTCTTGTTTTTTCTTTATCGCTAAGATGAGGATCTAAAAACTTCCACTCTTTTACTTTATCCAGAAAGACTCTGATAAAATCATCATAAGAGACTATCATCGGAAACCTCCTTATCTATCGACTAATTTGACACCAAGACTCTCTTCTAATGCCGTAATAACCGAAAGTGAATCGATTTCGTGATTTGCTACTGCATTGCGTGCTTTATAACATACTGACATTCTCTGAGAGCGGTTTAATTTTGAAACAATTGCTTTAATCTCGTCGGAAGTTTTGTCAAACAATGTATCAAAGTCTTCAACTGTGAGTGCATTGGTGTAATATTTCTCAGCATTAAGCACCTCAAGAACTAAAGTGTCCTCAAATAAAAACCAATTATTAGAAAAGAAGGCTTTATCTGTGGAATAGATTGACTTTACATCTGCAAATGTCAAATCCTGAACATCACCGAACTCTTCCCATATAAATTCTTCGTGAGTTCTTCTGTTCTGCGCAATAAGTTTACCCTGAAAGCCGTTAATTACAGGAATAATAGCTTCAGGTGGAAGTGTTTTTCTTAATTTAATATGCTGATTTTCCGGAACATCCATATTTGCAGATGTTTTTGTTTTTGTCTTAGTTGTTCTGCGTGTTGTTGTAACTGCTGTTGCCATTTGATTTATCCTTTCCTTCATTGAAACGGGCGTAGTTAAAACTACGCCCGAATATCAGTATCATTAGTTAGTAAAAGTATACCTACCAATACCAGTGTTTGCGCCACCTGAAAGCACAATGCCAATACCATACTTTTCACCATAAAGGTACTCGTATGTAAGGTCAGCATTTTCTGTCGGGTTGCCAAGAATAATTGTTGATACACCTTCGTATACAACCTTGATAGGCTTATCATCGCCTGCAACGATATTGAGAGTCTTATCGTCAAATACAAAGTCAGTAGTGCCGATCTTATGTCTCTGCGGAGTTGCAAGTACATTAGAACCATAATACTTACCATAATAACCGTTATTGTAAATATCGCTCTGTGAGTCTCTGCCCTGTACGCTTGGAGCAATCCTACGAAGACCAGCCTTTGTGCCTGAAATTGTTGCTGTCTTACCACCAGCAGCAGCCTCTACATGTGCAATTGTGTCAAGGAGAGTATCTTCGCTATATGTGCCCGCAACAGGGAAGAAGGCTGTACCGCCAAAATCGTCTGCTGTAGCAGATGCCCATACCTTGTAGATATCATCAAGAATCTTCTGACTAAAGGATTCACTTACTCTTGCAATAAGTGTATTAAAATCCACTGTGCCATTAAGCACTCTCTGAAGCTCCTCATAGATCTTTACCATTTTGAGAGTTGTATCAATTGCTACAGTATTATAACCGCCAAATCTCTGTCTTCTAACGCCCTGTGTGCCATCTGCAACCTCAGCAACCTGATAGAGAATAGAATCCTGTACTTCAAATGCGTTTACATCACCGGCTGCAATATTTCTAAACTCAACAAAGTTATTAAAGAAGTCACTCTTCTGAAGACCTTCTACTACAGTGCGAGAAAGAATTTCCTCTACAATTGAGAAGAGCTGACCGCACTTACCGTCTCTAATTCTCTTGTAGTCAAGCTTGGTTGAACCACCATTAGCTTCAACAAGAGACTTTCTAAGAACCTCCATTGAGTCCTTATTTGAATACTTACCAACTTCACCGTGATATGCGTCAACAGCAAGCTGAACAATGCTATTATTATCTGCCATAATACAATCCTCCCTTACTGTACTTCAATTGTATAGAGTGTGTATCTCTTATACTTTGTTTCGTCAACAATTTTGCCAATCTGTGTTGATGCGGCTGTTGCAGTTTCAACAACCTTCATCTTTGTACCCGCCTGTACTTCTACTGCGTCACCCTTCTTCGGTGTACCATCAAGAGCTTCCGCAGAAACGCTAAAAGTATCACCTGTATGGAAACGGAAACCTCTAAGAGTTTTACCAGCTTCGTTTGTGTATTTTTCAAGGTTTGTGTCTGATTTAAGTACAGCCTTCTTGTCCTCTTCTACAGTTGTAACGATAGCAAGCTGAGCTCGTGGGGAATTTGCTGCGGGAGTTGTTGCCTTATGAATCTGCTTTTCACCTGCCATAAGTTCACCCACAAGTACAACATTGCCGTTATCAATTGCTGTAGCTGCACTACCAGAACCCATATATTTCATTGAAACAATAAGTGAACCATCTGTGGTTGCACTAACATTATCGCTGTTATACACAGCATGCTTTACATCAGCCATATAAATGCCTCCTCTATTTAATTTTTGGGTTTAATGCCAAACTTGGCAAAAAGACCACCGTAATCATTTGTGTCATCAATAACACTATTCTTATCTGCTACGCCACCTACATTTTTATCAATACCAAATGCCAGAGGCTTGTCTGTTTTCTTAGAAAAACTCATGCCGTTTTTGCCCATAATTGCATAACATTTCTCTTCAATATCAGAAATATTCATGCCTTCATGCTCGGCTTTCAATGTCTCGTATTCATTAACCCCTGCCAAATTACTGAACTTTGCAAACACAGCGTCTTCCTGTGCCTTACGCTCTTCTGCTTCTTTTGCTTTCTTATACTCTTCCAGTTCAGTCTTTTCTGCGGTAATACTTGCAAGACTTGCTTCATACTGTTCTTTGTTTGATTTGAGTGTCGAATAAAACTGAGATTTTACCTCGTCTACCATATTAAACACCGCAGACTCAATCTCTTTGTCTCCCTCTACATAATCAACAATGGCATACTTTTTTCTCTTTGCTGTAGATTCGTCTACCACAACATCGTCACCCTTAAGTTCATAGTTAAAGCCAACGAGCTGTCTGTTTTCGCAATCTGCGTAATATACCTCTTTAGACTCACTGTCGTAGTCCACAAACCAATACTTGCGCACTTCATAGAATGAATCATCATCGAGAGTAATCTTTGTTTTCTTATCATCCATTGCATGGATTAATTTCTGACAAACATCAGACTCCAAAGCAAACTTTCTGCTTTCAAGCTCAGATGTTAAATCCTCGATAGAAATATTTTCAATATCCAAATCACTTACATCTACTGCATAGCTTTTAATCAGCTCTTGTTTCTTATCCATAATATCTCCTCCTTTCTTCTGTGTGCTCTTACTTATTTCTGAGAGCATAGCTTTATAATCTTTCATCATCTCGCTATATTTGTCATGAGTGCCACTTTGAGAATACATTTCGACACATGCTCCTTCAAAACAAGGCTCAACATCCTCGCCTAAAACACAAAAAGCCTCAAATTCAAAATCGTTGATCTGATATACTCCATGCTCGTCCAGTTCACCATCTATAATAGAAATCTCCATTGACTCAGATGCACTGTTTTCGGAAAGTAATTTATACACACCTTCTTGCCTTGTCCATAAATAAGCTTCAACACACAGATATTCATGAGTACCACCACTATCTTCAATGGATTCCCACCAATACTTTGCAGATTCAGGCACTACTCCGATAGGTTCTGTTAAATTAACCAATTCTGTTTCTGTGTCTGTTGCGACTATCTCAACATCGTGTCCACCATAATCCTTTTCTTCTCGTAGATAGTGAGTAACAACAGGACAATTAAAAATTGACCAAATAGCTCTTTCAAATGCTTCTTTCGATATGTATGTCTTATTGCGATTAAGTCCCGTATAAGCCACTTTAATTACACCTTTTGCAAAAGAACTATTAATTTTTTCTTCGTTGTCGTACTGTATAATGTGATTAGGGATACTATATTGAATCGTCACACGCTTTTTATCTTGCTTCACTCTTACTCACCACCTTCCAGATGATTTTAAATATGTAAAAAGCCCCACTCTATAACGAGTGAGGCTTAAAACATTAACTTGTCTGAATAAATACAAGCCACATTTTCAAATAAAGCTTTATTATTTGAGAGTGATGATTTGTTCTCAAATACATATAGTGTTGGGCTTGTAGAACATTTTCTCTTATTATCAATAACAGAAATAAGAGAATACCCTGCATTGATTAACAGTTGTTTGTCTTTTTCATTTGTTACATAAATAAATTTCACTACTCTTCGTCTCTTTCCTGAGCAATTTCACCGTTGTCGCTGATTTCTCCTAAATCTTTGGTTGGTGCTCCCGCTTCTCCATTACTATCCGCTGCCTTTGTACTCTGTGTAGCCGAACTGCTCAATGGAACAAACTTATCGGGAATGCCCATAATAGAGTTTTCCAAAAAGTGCATACTGTCAATATCTGACTGGTTAAGTCCTTGTGATGCACAATAATACGAAACCATCGGCAATCCGTATTGGCAGGCTTTTAGATACGAGTCGCCAGCTTCTTTACGATTGAAACGACTTACATCCAAAAATGATATCTTAAACATTTTTCCATGTGAGAGAGTATGAATGTAACGATTAAGCATCTTTTCAATGCTTAACACAATTCCATAAGTAATTGCTTGGTCGGCTTTTATAGATAAAAGCAAGGCATTTGACGATGCTTTTGCGTTGTTAAATAGAAGACTCGAAACACCTGCTGCCGTAAAAAGATGATTCTCTGCGTCTGCTACATTGTCTACATCAGAGGTGTTTGCATGATTAAAGCTAATCTTCTCAACCGGCATTGGAGTTAAAACCGATCCTACTTCATTTGGCAGTACGGAATCTAAGTTTCTCCATATATCTTTAGCCATTTCATAATCCATAGGAAATGAGCCGTCATCATTCATTAACAGTTTCATTACCAGTAACGCATAATTCTCGATTTCGGTTTGTGTCAAATTAAGTTGCTTATAATCTTCAATTTCATACAATTCACGCAAAAGTCCAACAAAAGGAGGCACCGGATAACTTAAAATATCTTTATTGCATTTGATTGCAAAAGATGTCGGAGCATCCAATAACTGCCATTTATATTGTGTATTATCTTGCTTATATAAATTATATTTAGTTGTAAATTCAACAGGGTATAAAGGCAGTAATTCTGACCTCGAATCAAAATACTGAAAATTAAATGAGACATCCAATACACCATCTTGAATGGACGCTATGTCACAATAATCAGAGGGAAGCTGCTGAATCATAATATTATCTTTGGTCACCCTCATAGTTCCATAGAACACATCTTCTCGTAAGCACACGGTTAAGATAGTGTCAAATGAGCTTTTAATATTAAACCCATCTAATGTATGCAAAATCTTTGTGTAATTTTTCTTAATCTTTTTTGTGTCTGACACACTTGATATATCTACATTGTATGGAGACACAATATAAGACAAGTCTGTCAATCCAACAAAATACTGGATAATTCTACGAAAGTGTGAACTCGCCGAATACATATAAATAACCGCATTGCGTAACTGTGCTTGATATCTATATGGATTGGACAAATATGTATTGATTTCGTCTTTTGTGTACAGAAAAAAGGAAGGTGTGTTTCTATCATTGTTTAGGTCTCGAAGCACAAGCTGATTTAAAGCAGCAAATTTTTGCTGAGTCGTTTTGATCTGCTCTTTATATTTTTTATCATCTTCTGTTCGTTGTTTCTCAGTATGAATTTCTACACTATCAATCTTATTCATTTTTCACACCCTTTCTTTTAACGGTACTTATACATGTCTGGTGCTCTAAACACAAAAAAGTCTTTTGCCGAATAGATCGTGTTGCCTTTTTGTCGTATGCTGTCTTCAATCTGTCTTGCTACATAATAGTTGTAAGACAAACTTGAAAAACGGTCTTTTCGCATACCAGACATTTCTTTAACTTTAATAAGTTTATTGTTTTCTTCAATGTTGAGCTTTACTAATTCATTAACCAATAGCGTGGTATTTATATACTGCTTAATGATTTTTGTTCGCTCAATAGGACTAAGATTACTATATCCTTTAATATCATTAAGGCAGGTTTCTGCATCAAACTCATTTATTAGTAATTTAATACGACCAGACTTAAACCCTTCTCTTAAGGCTAATGCACAGTCTGAGTTAAATTTAGCACCTGCTTTAATTGCCCAAATAACTTTTGGAGCAGATTTATCTTTACAACGACTTGCCATATCTGGGTTGTTACAGCAAGATAATGGGGGATAAACTACACCAGTTTCAGTGTCTTTAATTTCTTCCACCAGAGCATCGTATACACCAGAACCAACACCGTTCGCATCAATAACTATATAATCACAATCAAATTGTTCATATAATTTTCGCACAATCAATGCTTGTGCTCTTGTCAGTTCGCCCTCAAGTGTGTCACTGTATATGATATTATGAACAAACCTACCGCCTTTTTGCTTCTGAGGTACACAGCTATTAATAAAAATAGCAGAAGCGTCATTCTTGTGTTTTGTTGTCGTTGCCATAAGTGCAATATCAATTGATAAAATACGCTTTTCGTCGTGTTGCTTAGGCGGAATAATTAGTTTTTTATCTCCTGCCAGCCTACTATAATCGGGTGGCAACCAAGGATATTTGATTGTTCGTGTCTGGTTTATAACAGGATATTCGTAGAAACTACCTTCAAAATCACCATAAAACAGACAATCCATTTCCATTGACCATGACACTTCATTGTAATCTGATTCAGCCATATCATCCTCAACTTGTTCTCTCATAAGCAGACCTTCTCTAATTGCAAGCTGATACGGAAAACCACATATAAAACATTTTTTACTATCGTCTAACATAGTAGCCGCATAACCCTTTGCTTTTGCATAAGACCAATGAGAACAAAACCACGCTGAAGACATATAAATTTCCTTATTTCTCTCTTGGTATTCTGGTTTTACATGCCAACTGCCATCTGGTCTTTGATATTGATATTTTTTAAGTTTGAAAAATCCGGGTTGTCTGGGATTCGATAAGAATTTTTTCAATACGGTTTGAATGACATCCTTTGATACCATTCTAAATTCATCGGTAATAAGAATATTTGCTCTTGCACCTCTGGCAGAGTCTCTCGAAGTTACTACCAATATTTTTGATGTATTCCTAAATTTGATTTCGCCTTTTTCACCTGTAATACTCCAAGATTCAATTTCAGCTCTCAAATTAGGGGCACCGGGCATAATAAGATTTATAATCTTGTCCAAAACCAAATTAGCCTGTTTTCTGTTACCAGATGCAATACATATTGTTGTTCCCGGATATAAAATACATCTAACAACGCAAAAAATAGCAACCAAAAATGTTTTACCTAAGCCTCGACAGGCTAAAAACATAAACTGGTTGCATATATTCATAAAACATATAAGTATAGATTGAAATGGTTTTAGAATAATATTTAGATAATCTTCAACAAAGTGTTCTGGGTGTTCTCTGTAGTATCCAGTTACCGTGTTTACTTTGTCCATTGTTTCTTGCCGTTGTTCTTTTATTCGGTCTTTGGTTGTAACCGAACTTGTACTATAAATACTGTCAGTCTGTGTTGATGTCATCAGCATCACCGCCATCCTTGTCAGAAGGTGCGGTCTTTAATGCTTCCGCAAATACCGACTCAAAAATAGCTTCATCATCTTCACCAGCGTATTCTGGACGCTCAACCCTATACCTATTCATTTCTTCTTCGTACATATGAGCGTATCTGTTATGTATTTTTAGCATTTTACACAAATGTCCGAGAAAATAAGTTGTAATATACCAAACTAACTGATTCTTGTTTTTACACTCATCTATAGGTTTGCGCTCTTCATATTTTTTTATTAATACACCAAAAGTGTTTGTTTCAGCTAAGTCACTTTCTTTTGTCTGGTTAGGCGATATTCCTAACTTGGTCATAATGTTACCCATGCTTGTCTGTAGCGAATCAATTTTTTCGTTATGTTGATTTGCCTCTGAGATTCTTAAATCTGTAATGCATAACTGTTTGTATAACACTTGTTGTTCAACTGTTAAATTGTGATTGTCCTTAGTGAGTTTTTTGTATAGTGACTTAAGATTAGCATAACTATAGGCTGGATAGCCATATCCCCAAAAGGCTTCGTCTGCGGGAGTTATGCCTAATCTAACCTTTAACTCATCTTCGCTTTCGCCACTACCACCAAAATTCAAAGCACCTGACGGCACAGAATCTATCACATCATCCTCTGTAGCGCTTCCTTCTTTAACCTTTTTGAATTTTAATTCTTCTTCGTCCAGAGTATCGTCAAAAGTTTTGCCTGAGTATTTTAATAAGTTTGCCTTCTCCATATAAGCTCTAAATCTTGGACGAGATGAACTTGTGTCTCCTAACAGAGCGTATATTTCAGGAGACCAGTAAACATCAAAGTGTAAACACACCCGCCTTAAAGCTTTCTCTTCGCTTCCAAAAACTTCTCGATAGTGATTATATAATTCATCTACACAATCTTTACATACTGGAAAAAACTTTCCGTCACCTTGCCATAATGGAGAAGAACCTCTTGAAAATGCTTTGGCTCTTTGAGACTCTGTAAATTCCTTTTTGCATTTCTTGCAGCGGTATACCGGTTTAAAGTCAATACTTTTTTTTGGTGGAGCGATTTTACTAACTTTAGGCAAAGAATCACTCCTTATCGTGATTTAATTGTGTGTTTAAAGACAAGGACGCTGTAAATTTTGCACATCTCGATGCTTCGATGTTGATAATTTCGTGCGTGATAGGATTTGTTCCTCTTCGAGCCTTGCCTTCATTAACATAAAAAGTACCAAATTTGTGTATCTGTACGGGTTGACCAGTACATAACATTTCTGCAACGCAATCAAAAACATCTTTGATTACTTCTTTTGCGTCCTTTTTTGTGTAGCCTTTATCGGCTAACATACTAATTAGTTCTGTTGTTTGTGCCATTATTTCTCCGTTTCTTCCGTGTGCAATTTAGATATTGCACTTGTCTTTATTTGCTTGTAATTTACTCTTGTCTTCTTTGATATAAAACCTACGAGTAACATCCGTGCTTTTGTGATTAAGCAACACTGATACCTCTTCAAGCGACATACCAGCATTTTTATATGCTGTTGCTCCGCTATGTCTAAAATCATGAGGATGTAATGTTGGAACTCCAATCATTTGACCAATCTTTTTACAATAGTCACTTAGTGTTGATACTGTCGCAGGGGTGCAAGAACCACTCTTTCTATGAGCTGATACAAAAACATATCCACCATCTTCAATATTATTCTCTGTTCTATATTGTTTTAGATTTAGCAAATATTCTTTAGCTTCTTCGCTAAAGAATAATTCGACAAGATATCCTTCTTTTTCAAGAACATCTTTAGCCACACGACTATCAAAATCAAGTTGTTCCCATCTTATGTTTGCAATGGCATTTATTCTTGCCATTGTGGTCAGTGAAAAGATAGCATATGCTTGCATTGTAAGTGCTTCGTAATACTGTGTGGGCTTAGTTTTTCTTTGTTCCTTAGCCTTTTCAACATTCTCTTGTAGCTTTTCTCTCATAAACTGAATTTGCTGTGTAGTAAGAAATGTTTGTGCAACAACCGCCTGACCTTCTTTTGGTCTATCTATAAAACTCATTGGGTTCTCGTCAATCAATCTTTTTTTCTTTAAAAATAAAAAGAATGCCGATATACTTGACATTCTTCTCTTAATACGATTTGTATTATTGCCCTGATCTTTGCAATAAACGATAAACTCAGAGATATCCGAATCATCAATCTCTTTAACTGATTTATTGTCTTGATAATCGTATATATAAATCCACCAGTTAGCTAAATCGTTATAATAATTATAAATTGTCTTTTCCGAAAGTTCTCTGATTTTCATATCTAATAAATATTTATGATATAGTTTGAGTGTTTCGGGGTTGATTTTTTTTAGCTTCTCTTGATTCAACATACATATTCGTTCACTTCGCTTCGGCATATTTCACCACCTACTCAAAAATAATATTCACTTCGTCTCCTTCTATGTATTTAACATATTGACAAAAGAAACGAAGGGATCTACGCATTGCCGAAAGTCTTTGATAAGACACTCCTCGTTCGTGTCTCATATATTTAATAAAGTTATTGATGTCTTCACTTGTACACTTCGTAAAAGACTTATTTTTGTTAAAATGCCATAGCCACTTAAGAAACATCCGTGTGTCGTCAACATAGTGCTTTACAGTGGCAGGAGAGTACGGTTCATAACTCAAATATGTTTCAAAGTTATCCATTAGTTCTTGGTTATATGCACACATTTTTTCTTTATTAAACATATAACCACATCCTTAATTTAAAGACATAAGTTTGGTTTTCTCACGAATAGCGTGACCGTGCTCATCGAAACACATATATACAAATCCTTCTTTCTGAGAATTAACCAATCTTCCTTCGCTATATTTCATTTTTCTTATTTCACAACAAGCTCCCTGTTCATAGATTGCAGAATTTCCGATGACATAATACCCTTGACGATGAGTATGAGCCATAACAATATTTCTAAAATCAAATCCCTCGTTGCGAAAATAATACAAAGCTTTTTCTGCGGTTTTAAGCATTACCGAAGAGTATGCTCGTGGATGACAGAATACCGTATCACCAAACTGAGAGTACCATTTACCTGTAAATTCAATTTCAATGTTGCTATCTTTGAATACATGCGTCAGGGGAGAATACTCAGTTTTCGTTCCTATTTCGTTATCATAATCAATAAATCCGTCTGTGAAGATATAATCAAGTACAGATGACGGCATTATGTCGCATAATTCACTGTTTGTCTTTTTTGCAATATAATCACCTATTCTCAAATCATGATTGCCGTTGTTTGCAATTACCTTTTTTGGATTCAACAAATGAATCAGGTCAATTAAATATTGTCTTGCTCTGATAAGTTCTTTGGTTATGCTTACATATTTCGACTTATTCGTAAATTTTGACAACTGGGCGCAATCTACAAGGTCTCCATTTAATTGCAATATATCTACACGACCTATGTATTTCTCAAATGTGCTAAGAGGCTTACAATAAGGGAAATGCAAATCCGATATTGAAAGAACTCTTGTACTTACATTATCTTGATTTTTATAATTATAATAGTCATATACACCTGACGCATATTTTCTAAAGTGGTCAGATGATACGCTCTCGCCAAGCAGGTTTACAATTTGAGACCATTTCAAAGGAAATTTTGTGCCATTTAGCTCTCCGTTCTTTTTAGCTACTATTAGCCTGATTTTCCATTCCTCGTGGGTTTCGTCTGGTCGCTGTAAACACCAATTGTCTATATATTTATTTGTGTTAGCTTTCTGCATAGTAAGACGCTCAACCCTTTCGTCTCTGTTTAGAGGCACGACTTTTTGCTTTAAGTATTTTAGCTGCCTCAATATTTGTGTCTGCAATCAAACAGAGATATTCGGTCACTTCTGGTAAATATCTTCTGTGTCTTTTTGCAGGCTTTCCTCGTCCTGTCTGGGGAATCCATACATCAGGAAACTCTGAGCGTATAATCTGACTCTCTTTTTTTGTGATTGTAATAATTGTAAAAACTCCTTAAATTCAATTTATCACTTGACTTGCAATGCAAGAAATGATAGTATATTATGGGGTATTGTATTTAGTCCCCCTATACAGCCTAACTCGCAAGGCAAAAAACCGCATAAAATTCGAGATTTTTGGGTGTCCGAATGTCAAAAAAGGGCGGGAAGTACCCCAAAATTGCAAAAAATCGCCCCGATTATGACTATAATCGGGGTAAAATTTTTATGCTTTTTTAAATCTAACCCCAAAAAATTCTATATCTCCTTGTTCACACATCTTTAGTTTTTGTACTGGGGTTTTGCTTTTACGCAGAAGATATAAGAAATCTTTAGGTAGGGAATAGAATAATATTTTAATCAATAGGCGGTATATGTCTTTGTTTGCTGGTTTCTCGGCTTCATGTAGCAAATAACTCATTGTACTTAAACCAATTCTCTTATAAGACACATATGTCAATAAGTCTTGATAAATTTGTTCTGCCTGCTCGTGCTTTTCTATATTCGACGATTCTTCTTTTAGCCATACAGCGTTTATTTCACTTTGCTTCTTTCTTACAGTATAAATAAACTCATCAGATTGCTCTTTGTTGATATGTGAAGAGTGAGGCTTGAAATCAATAAAAGAAGTCAAAGGCAACATAGGGTGTTTATCATTACTAACTATACGCTTACGCACTGATTTTTCAAGATAGTCCATAGAGGTATCATAACAACGGTAAGTCTTATTTTGAGAAGTACAATGCTTATGTCTTTTATGATTGGCTTTTTGTTTGCTCACCTCTAACATAAATTCTGGCAGTGACTTGCTTCCGTTTTCGTCTTTGAGATACTTTGTGGTTAGTCGTTCGAGTTCTTTTGTCATTTGTACATCAAACTCTTTTTTAGCTTTATCTATTTCAATATTAGACATTACAGACAACTGACAGATATCGGTATATATGGGTTGGACACTTTCAAACGATGCACCGTTATTAATATTATCCCACATAATACTTGTAAGCACTTGTGCAAGGTTAATAATTTCTCCAATCTTATTTTCACTTGTTTTAATATCCAAGTCTGTTAAGTCATTAACTGTGTAATGCCTCTTGATTTTTTTAGCCTCTACCATATTCGTTGGAACAAGCCATTTATCATAGTTTTTAATTGCTGCCTTTAATAGAATGGGATTGTCTGTGATTAATACACTATCTGAGTCAAAGTCGCAGCCATTAAGCCGTTGCAAAACATTTTCTCCTATGCTGTTAATACACAATATCTCTTTAGTGAAGTTGAAGTATGTGTCTATTTCCGGACATTCTTTGTTATAAGCAACCCATACATTACCTGTACAACAATGAGGACTTCTTGATCCTAATAATTTTTGGTTATAAGCAAATCTTTTTGAATGTATATTGCCTATACCCAAGTGAGATGTACCGTCAAATTTACCAATTGATTGTAGGAGCATCTCATAAGGATTTCCTACAAGCGTTGAGTAATTGCCAGCTACGGAAATATGACCTCTCTTCATGTTGTTCTTATAAGACCTAATAGTTTCTCTTACTGTGTCATAATATAATTTAGTATCACAAAACTTGTCATTAATGCCAAGTAAAGTGTACACCAAATCGTTTTTAGAGGCTATGGCTTCGCCTGTGAGCGTGTTGTTTGTCTGAGCCTTAATGTGATACCTCAAAACAGTTTCGTCCGTTTTGAGGGCTTTTAGATAGTCTTTTGAAGGCTTCAAAAACTCTTCCATATCTTCTTGTGACAACTGTAATGTATTTAAAAGCTGATAATGGGTTTGAACTAATTTACCGTCCATAATATGAGTCGGCTTTTCGTACTTAACTATGCCAAATTCTGTGTCGAGATTGTCAAGCCATGCGTCAAATGTTCCAAACTTCAAATATTTAATACTGCTTGGAGTAGTTACGAGTTTTACATCCTGTATACATTTAGCTCGTGTATATCCATTAAGCTGTGACACATCAGTAATACCGTTGTCGGCAAACCATTGTTGAAGACTGGTATTAAAGCAAGCTGACTTAAAAAATCTATTACGCAATAATAAAAAACCTTTATGCTGATACTCTCCAAAAAGACTAACATCCATAAGAGACTGTCCGTCCCAAATGCTATTACATATCTGCACCTCTTCCGGTTGCGTTTTTAGTACACCCTCATCTATACGGGTAGTCATTACTCTATCTGTAAACACATCTTCATAATCGTCTACAAGTAAAATATTTTCGGGCTGAATATACAGGCTTGCAATAGTGCTACTCAAAGGTAGCGCTGTATAGGACTCAAATGCGGGCAAATCTATTTCTTGTCCCTGTTTGATAGTTAAACCACACTTAGACCAATTAAAAATCCCTCTATATAAATTCTCATCAATGAATAAACATTTTCCTAAGCGGGAACTGCCATTGCTTCTTTTGTATCTTACATATTTCACTCCGTCACAAACAAAACCGTTTGCATACAGGTCGGCTCGTAAATCACCAACCGAGTGTAGCACCTTTATGTTATTCTTAGCCTTATACATTCCATCATCGTAATAAAAGTATTTGCCAAGTACATCTTTATGTATAGGAAACTCTGTAGGAGTGTCTGTCTGAATAGCAAGCAGCTCACCGTCCTTGACGCAGACACAATCTTGTAAGGTTAATTCATCTAAACGATAGCCGAATTTCACATAAATGTTAGCGGTTATTCTATTGTATTCTTTGTTACTGTAATTGAAAGTAATGTTAATAACTTTCTGAGTGTATTCTTTTCCGTTGACCGTACAGGAAAAGCGATTATTTCGGAACACCTTCTTATATACCTCAATGATTTTCGGAAGTTCTTTGCTATGAGGAAGTGTGTTAATAAATTTTCGGTAGTTAATATCTCCGTTGCGATAACGGATGTTATAACCTACACTATCGGGTTTATTATAATGGTTTGCGATAAATACATCTTTAGCATCCAAAGAGAGGATGTTTACTCCGTGTATATAATCACTCAACAACACTCACCTCGCTCTCATACATAAGCGAATATGTGTTGTCTTCATCATTTAGTTCGTACACAACCTCTGCGTAAGCCATAACACGCTCGTTCATGTCCTCTGTGACCTCCTGAGCGATAATTTCTTCGTCAGAGTAATTTGTACAAGGTAAACTATTCGTGCCACACAGGTCAAACCAGAGGCATTTACGACAATCCTTCACCTCCTCTGCTGTAAAATTCTCTGTTTCTGTGTAGTTAAATGTATATTTGTTCAATGGGTTGGACTCCTTTATTTATTATTATTTATCCAACCGACCAGTAAATTTCTCATCCTTGAAGATGGGATATAGATGTTAATTTCTTTGTTATCTCTGATTGCACTTCTCCAGATAAACTGAAGCATTTCACTGAGAGCAAAACCGTCTTCATCGACCGTAACGCCTTTACTCTCTAAAAATCTGACGAGAACAGGGGAGATATACCTATTGACCGGATAGGCAATTGCTGTTTTGCCCCTTAGTTCATTAGATGCTCGTAAGTTACAAGCTATAAATCCTTTTGTGTATCCTTTACCTTGCACTTTAGATTTATACTCTTTAAATGTTGTCCACATACACTCATTAGATTTTGCGTTCAATATATTTCTAAAGAAATTATATATATTTTTTTTAAGTGTAGGGATTTCCTCGCTATGTGTCTGATACCAGTGCTTGCTAAGAAATGTTTCCTTTTCACCAACTTCATTCATTTTTTGATTATCACATATGTGTATAAGATTAGCAAAGTCTGGAATTTCATACTGCACATCGCAATCTACAAATGTAAAGTTTTCGTAATTATCTCCCTGTATCCACCAATATTTGGGTGTGATTTGAAACAACTCAAAATAGTATGACATTAGAGAACTCTCGTATAGATAGGTAAGAAGAAACACTTTTGAAAATGACCTAAAATTTTCAATAGGAACTAACTGTACGAAGTCATTATTAGCTGCATACAAATTATGATTATTACACAATTTTTCTATCCCTTCCATATAGGTTGTCCCTTGGACAGAATTCCAAGTGGCGCATCCAAAAGTGTCAAATTCACATAACGAAGTGATAAATTCTTTGTCTTTTGCAGACATAATCAACTGACTGATGGGTTCTATAGTTTCGTCAAGAATAAGAGTGTAATTATTGTTTTTTATGAGCTCTCTGATTTGACTGTCTATACTTAGAAATAACGCATGAGTTGTCGCAATATTTTTTCCTTCCATTATAACTCGTTTTAAGTGTTCTTTCTTTGATGGACTCTTTTGAGGCTCTATAAACTCTTTGTCAGAGCAAGCTGTTATTACCCTATCAACTTCTGACAAATATGGAGTACAAAAAATGAAGTGTTCATCTTTAGGTGCGTTATTGATGTAATTAATTGCAGCTGAAGTTTTACCTTGTCCCATTAAAGCGTTTACAACATTCAGTTCCACTTGCAGACCTCCTTTATATGATGTGTATTCCGTTGGTTGTTGTTCGTAATAAACTCTCTCTCCTTTACAAGTAAATGTTTGTGTTAATGTGTGAATTGCCTCTACATCAAAATCACTCCTTTCAAGACTTATAATATGGTATTCATTTTTGTCACAAAAACCCCAAACCCCCAATGCCAATGCGGGTTAGCACCATTTTGGCAGTTCGGAAATATTACACTCTTTTCAGAACTACCTCTCTCTTATATATTCTTTATTATTATAGAGAGAATGTTAAACACACCGATGAACACTGAGGTTTTAGACACAAAAGCACCTATAAGTGAAATTAGATGCTTTTCATTTAAGTAGTAGTTCCAAAAAGAGCTCCATACTACAGTGTAGAATACATTTGCCCCAAAAGTTTTGCAGACTAAGCCTTTACAGACAAATGTATTGGTCGCTTAATTCTCTCGAACAGCAAACTTATTCTGAGATTACCAATCGTTCATTAAGCTCCTTTACTCTAAACTTTACCTTAGAATCCGTAGATAGTAGTTGCAAGAGAGTATGTCTATGTTTAATAAATTCATTTCCCAACAAGGGAAAAGAAAAACTAAAACAGTAGTTACTCCTTTATGCAAGTGACTGAAAGAGATTAGTAGCTTCTAAATTGCTATTAACTACATAACTGTAATCTGTACCAAGGTTGAGTTTTTTGCAGGAAGCCAAGATTATATCTTGTGTTAAGCCTATATATCTTAATGTAATGGAAGGAGAACTGTGTCCAAACATTTCCTGTAATAATAAAAGCTTATCGTTGCTAAAGTTACTCATAGCCATTTGATGATAACCAAAGGTCTTTCTTAATGTATGAGTGCCTACTTTTTCTGTAAGGTTACATTCAGTTTCTAAGCCTTTAAGAATACTATATATATATTCTCTGGTTAAAGGCTTACCTAAGTTCTTAGAACGGTTACTGTTGTCACCAGTAAATAAGTAGTCATTCAGAGTTTTGAAATTGTGATTGAGGAACAATTCTACGGCATCCATTACTGCTGAGTTAATGGTAACTACTCTATTGATTTTTTTTCTTCTTGTTTTTTTTGTTTTTAATTCGATGATAGGAAAGTATTCTTTGAACACTAACTGTTGGTTCTTGACCTCTAATAAGTGATTAAAGGTAAGTAACCTTAAGTCACTGACTCTTAATCCAAAATTGATTCCCAATATAAAAAGCATGTTGTCTCTGTATCTACCTTTACTGATTAAGTAATCAGAGATGCTTTTTAATGTATGGGTATCTTTGATAGGATCTACATCGTGTCTTTCATAAGATTCTATATTTTGAATTTCTGAGGGTACTGTGAGTTGAGCTGACGCTCGGAGCTTATTGTTTTGCCTAACTAATTTCTCAGGTTGTATAGGCTGTGAGAAGTCTACATAGATTAGGTTGTTATTCTCAGTTTTCATATGTATCGAACATCCTTTCTAAATTGTTTTCTGAACTAATTGTACCATATATCCTAAAAATGTCAAGTAAAAATGACTTAAAAATCAAAGTTTTTTGAAAAAATTCCAAGTTATGGAAATGCAAGTATATTCATTATTTTTTGTAAAGGATATTTTTATCGGAACAAATTCACCATTTGTATAGGAAATAAATTTCAGGATTTGTAAAGGGAGAGAGAAAAAGAAAAAATAAAAATACGAGATTTTAAGCCTGACTGTGAGAAGAAGTAACTGCAAACATTAAGCATAATTATGCAGTCGTAAAATGTGGAATTTATCCCCCATATTACATTGTGCAATTTTGTGAAATGAAAATTATACATTATTTTGCATAAATATTCATTTCATAGTATATATATGATTGCAATCATTAATAGTAATCAAAAATAAAAATGATTTGACAAATAGCAAGATGTGTGTTACTATAGGGGTATGGGATATCCCATAGGATAGAAAAAAATGTTGCATATGCAACAAAAAATCAAGGAGGCTATCATGAAAAAAATCTCACACGCTATCACACTTTACGGCACATGGGAAAAAACTTATATTCCATGTTCTTATTTTAACAAGTGCAACAAACTTGTAAAAGAGAAAATCAAGAACACGCTACAAAACAAGACTATTCAAGCCTATGTACACGGCTTATACAAGTCCGCAAGGGCTAACCGTATGTATAACAATCTGTACACACTAACCTATCAAATCGGTTGTAAAGTGTGCCGCAACAATAAAATTAAAGACTTGTTACCGGGGTTATACTCCGATTTTCAACAAGTTAGCAAGGCTATAACGTCACCGGCACAAATACAACAAGCAATCAAACAAACAATAAAAGATATCAATTGCGACTATGTAAAGCAATATCACGACAAAAAAACACACTCCGTCAAATTGTGGAACGCTCAAACGGTAAAATCTCATATCGGTTATTTATTGACCTACAGTCCTAACAAGTCATTATCTTTTTTCGCCGACCTATTACACACGGGACTTGAAGAACCTCTAACGGTTGACGGCTTGACCGTATGGAGTGTAGCTGAAACAAGCTCGAGCTTGCTCGACTTAAAAGATAAACTCAGTAAAGTATATACACTTAAAACTACGAAACATAAGTACAACAAAAAGATACATACACTTATTGACGGTTCGGTTTATCAAATGACCGTGAACGGATTGCGCCGTGTATTTATTATCGGAGAGGGTGACACAATAACAGAAACGAACGATAAATACATTTGTGAGCGCAAGCAAAACGGCTTGCAGTTTTTATACCAATTAACAAGTAACTATATCTATTCTCAGCGCTCCGCCGATACAATCAGCCTTCAAGCTCCCACAAGTCAAGACTTGACAATTGCTGACTCATTACAAGACAAATCAGACGCACGAGCGTTAAGAGAATTTAAAACATATATAAGTATTATCAATGACTTTTACAATACTTATAAAGATAGTACCAAAGTAGTACCACGCACATTTTATATTTATTGTCAATATTTAACGGTCAAATGCATGGGCTTGCCTGATTACAAGATTTACAAAAAAATCAATATCACAAATAAGCCATTGCAACGCTATAAAGCAATGTACAATACAATGTTTTATAATTTCGTAAAAAACAAATAGATTTGACTTGCTTTTCCGCTCCCGTTTTTACGGGAGCTTTTTTTTATGCTTTTATTGCTCAAATTGTGCAATATGTATATTATAATTCTTTTTAAAAAATATAGATTGTTGAAAATAACTCCTAAAAAACTACTTTTTGTTTCGTATATATAGAGCAAACAACAAACAACAAACAGACAACACCGCAAACAAGCGGTAAACATTTGTTAGTTATTTGTAATTGCAAAAACGATATCACGCAAGACACACCGATTTTGCGGTACAATGATTTGAAATGAAGGTTTTGAGTCGTACTGCGGAACTCGAAAAGGTCTTGAATTTCGTTTCGGATAAGCGTGAGAGCCTGCCGAGCGGCGTATCGTTTGCCCACCTGTGGGGCTGCACCAAAAATGCAGTCACAGAGCGGAACATTCCGCTTAAGGGCGATGGAGCTTCGTGGAAGCCGAAGCAGATTGTTGAATGGTGGCGTCGTTGCATCCAGATTGTAACGGGTAGTTTCGCTGTAATGAAACAGTGCAGACTTGAGTAAACAAGGAAGATGGCTGAAATCTTCGCTAAACCGCTTGAAGTGAACAAGTGTCGTAATATCCAAATCACAACAATAATAACTATTAAAGGCTCTTGGCTAACCTGAGCAAGTCCGTTTCAGATCTGAGGCGGGTGACTTGTATTCTGCTCAAGACCTTGAGTGTCGGGTGACAAAGATACCTTCATATCTGCCTTGAGCCTTTTAATATACATACTTGTTTTCTATCATTCTGCAAAGCACACATCTGAGGTAATGGCTTGGTCTGTTGCCTGAGCTGTGTGCTTTGTTGCACACGAATATTTTAATAATAGGAGTGTTCAAAATGACAGAAACTGAAGTAATGGTAAAAGAAATCGTAGGAACTAAGAAGATTGAGCGCAAGACCTCATCTGATGGACTTGACAGCAAGCTTGCTGTTCTTGAAAAAGCTACCAAAGCATTGCAGACAGCCGCTGAGAGTGAAAACTTGGCTGAGTTTGCAAAAGCAAATGAAGATGCTAAGGATGCTCAGGATGATTACAACAATTATTTCACAAAATACTGCTTTGAGAATTTTCTTGAGGCTGAGCATCCGGCATTTGAAGTGTTAAAAGCAGGCTTCCTCGACTACAAGTCAATCAAGGGTGAGTCAACAATGGGGTCAGTTACATATAGTGTTGTAACTGTATCTAAGCAGATTAACTTTTTGGCATTCAATGCAGAGGCTCGTTGTTTCGGCAATAAGCTCGGCAAAGCAGCAACACTGCTTGCTTACTATGTGAGTCTGTATAAGACCGCACAGGTAGCTAATGGCAAAAACATCATTAGCGGTTTCAATCACGCTTATCAGACTACAAAAAGGACTGTGGCACAGGATCAGCTCTTGAGCAAAGCACCATCTAAAACTCTGCTCAAGAAGGCTTTGCAGGATGTTATCGATGAGCTTTGGTTTGTCGATAATGGCAAAAACGAAAACAAGTATGTTGTTACTACTCAGTGGTGTAATTTTATGCTGGACTTTATTGTTACAGCAAGAATGACCAAAACTGAGGCTTTTTATCAGACCGCCTCGCCTGAGAAGGTTGTACAGGCTTGTGCAAACTTGATGCACAAGCTTATCAACCGCTATGACATCTCAATCAAAGTCGAGGATAAAACTGTTCCGACTGTTGAATTGACTGCTCAGGATGAAAATAAGGATGAGACTGAACAGAAGTAATATCTAAGTACACTCGTTTAGCGGTTGCGAGTCAAAATAAAACCGCTGCCAAAGCGTATGCTTATTTTTAAGGAGGTTATTAAACGATGGAAATAATGAACAACAATACTCTTACAGTTGCAGCCGGTTTAATAAAAGGAAGGCATAAAATGCCTGTTGAGCGTTACATCTTCGATCAACCAATTGATGATGTAATGGATTTCGCTTCAATTCGTAAAACGATTGAGGACTTCATCGAAAATGTCGTAGATGTTCGCACCCACTACGGCGTAGGGATTAACCAAGCAGACAATAATGATGTCTGCTTATACGAAGGCAAGCACGATCTTATCTGTTATGTAACCGGACTGACCTCGGTGACGGCGGAGTTGGTTAGGGTTTGTATGAGAAACGGCGTGCATTTAACCTTAATGCACTATAATACCGCTGATAACTGCTACTATCCTCAGCGGATTTATTAAGGAGGGAAACTATGCGTCCACAAAAACATAATAAATTGACTAACCTTGAGCTTGCTATAATGACAGTAGGCTATTGTTTAGCAGGAGCTCTAAGTTTGACTGGCTTGTACTGGTCTTGCAAACTGTTAGTCTTAATTGCACCATAGGAGGGATACCGAGATGGGAGTTGTATGGGTGGAAAATTATGCGTATGAATATGCTGCTAAGTTTCTTCATGACAAAGAAGTGACTTTTGAAGCTACTCGTCCCGATAGAGGCTCAAGCAGAGTAAGGCTTGAATTTCCGAAGCTGTCTCAGGCAATGTCTGAGTTGCTTATGACTAAGATTTGCCATAAATCAAGGCAGTACGAAAAACTACTCGAATAGAAAGTTTGTTCGCTTGAACACTCGTGTAAAAAATGGTAGAATATTCCTGAAGCGTGATTATATCACGGCAAGATAAACGATGTTTGTCATTAAAAGAGAGGAAGGAATATGATTGCCAGAAAATAAAGACAATAGTGCGATGAACGCTCATGAGACTCACGAGAAAATGCTCAAAATGCTACAAGAGGCAGGAGAGCAAAATCCGGATTGCCCAGAAGGACAATTTTTACTCAATTGTCTTACGGGTATGAACGAAGCACGAAACAAAGCCAAAGCAAGAGTGGTCGATCCGGTTAGCGTAAAACAAATTAATGGATTGGAGAAACTGTTTGAAGGTATAGATGGGGTTGATGTACAAACTACTGTTGACTCGTTTCGAGATTGTTTTATGTTTACCGTTGACTCAAGCCATATTATTACGCTTGATGCGGAGCAAATTGCAAATTTTTATCCGTTATTGGAACACTCCACTAATTTTTATGCTGGATATGATGAAGTCACAGAAACCCATTGTATTGAGATTGATTTTCCGCACTATGTGTACGAGTGGTAACTCGTTTAGCGGTTGCGAGTCAAAACAAAACCGCTACCATAAAATCACTCTTTTATAAGAGTGACAAAAAAGTAAATATAAACCAATTAAGTGTATGCGATAGATTTTTGCATACACTTTTCTTTTACCTAAAAAGAGGTGGTAAGAGTGTACGAGAGTGTCAAAGCAATACAAGATATTCGTGATGAGCATATTGATGTATTGAGGGATTTTGGTGTAAAGGTTACATCTCAGATTGTGCGAACAATCGAAACCAAGACAACCGAAATTGCGATTGAAAATTACTGCCGTATTTTAATAATTAAACGATTAGAACAGGAGGAATAGCTTCTTATGCTAAAGGTTGGAGATCAAGTTCAAATATTGCCTTCTGCTGTTATAGTTGGAATACCTGAGATATTTATTGGACATACAGCGGTTATTAATGCAGTATATTCTAATAATTTGATAAGCAATTCAGTACAGATCAAGGTTAAAGATGAAGACAACAATACTTGGCGTTGTTTTCCTGGACATCTCAAGAAAATTCAACCGTCCGAAACAGATGATATCAGTATTTGGAATTATATTTGAGAGAAGGTAATTTAATGTTTAAAATCGGAGACAGAGTAAAAGCATTACCAAGCATAACACAACAGGACGGTTGTGATAGTCAGTTCTTAATTAACAAAATAGGCATCATACAGTTCGAGAGTCAAGACGATAGAGGTGTAAATTGGTATGCTGTAAGTTTTGATTTTGATGATGATCGGTTACATGGTTGTACAGGGTTTACACCGCACTCAGATGGTTGGTGGTGCGACGGAGATTACTTATCGCTCGTGCCAGAAAGTGATGTCTGGTAATACATTTTGTAAGGAGGTGATTTTATGTTGAAGGTTGGGGATAGAGTTAAAATACTTCCAACAATATTATCGGACTATCCTGATTTCCCGTATGTAGGAGTAGTAGGCAGAGTGTGTACCGTGGTAGACAGTGATGCGAATATAGGTGTTGAGTTTTCGACTCCTTACAATTACTTACACGACTGTGGTGGAGCAGCTGAGTCCCATTCTGGCTGGTGGTGTCTTAGGAGGCATTTGGAATTTATACCTGATGATGATAATTTGCTGGATATTTGGGAGTATATCTAACATATGAACAATTTTAGGGAGGTTATAAAGTAAATTATGTTGATAGCAAAACACAATATCACAGTAGAAGGAGATTACAAAAATGGCAGGCAGAACTATTAGTAAAGAACTAAAAGCCCAGATTGTGTCGGCTTATAGACAAGGCGAAAAAATGAAAGACATAGCTGAATTGTATGGGGTATCATATCCCACTGTTTCTAAATTAGTCAGAGCGTCGGTTAATTCATCTGTTAGTCTTGTAGGCATTAAAAAGGCGTGTCCTAAGTGTGGTAAAGATAAACACGAAGTGGGTTCATATTATTGCTCACATTGTGGAGCAAACATTATGACAGAAGATCAAAAGTTGTCAAGAGAACTTGACAATATCGCAAAAACAATTCGTTTTTGTTTGCCACAAGCAAAAGAATCCGATAGAGAGAAGATTGATAATTATGTTGCAGTTTTAAAAGAGGCGGCATTAAGAGTAGGAGGTGAGGGGTGATATGACGGTAATTGCAAAGAATGGTCACTTTGAAGTTATTGATGAACATGGCAATGTGTTGTGTTCAGGTGACACCGAAACAGAAGCTGTTGAAGCGTATGAAGAAATAGGATTTGAATAATGTAACATTTGCTTGCTTTATTAAATAAAGCCGCCTTACTTAAAGTAAGGTGTTAGAAAGGTTAGAGAGAAGAAAGGGATACAGGCTGAAGAAAGTTCGATGCTGGACAGCTCTGACATGGGATGTCGTCAGGAAACCAAAGTTCTTACACAGAAAAGACGCCTTCCGAAATCAAACCCAAACGGAAAAAGCACATAAAAAGACTACTTTAGTAGTCGATAAGAGCAGAAACCCCAAACGATTAGCCAACAAAAGGTTCAATTTACAGACTCTTCTTAAGCACCATCTTTATTTAAGAAATGTTACAGCACCCCTTTAGATAGGGGTGAGCGGTTACAAAACTACTACCTCCTCGTGGTGTAACTGGGTAATGCTAAAGTAGAAATAAATTAAAGTGCCATACGAGGCAGAAAGGAGTCACAAAATGACTGTAAAAACATTAAACAATGTGATGGTTATTGAAGCCAACTTTTCAATGGAGGAACTTTTTAAAGTTTACAAACACAAGCCAGATGTATTGTCCTTAAAGGATGACGATGGCAATATGCTTTTCGCTGTAAAGCCAAGCGAACACAGAGAGAGTTTTAGCGATTGCGGGATTTCTTTTGTAAGTAATTCTTACACAGCGTCAAAAGCATCAATTACAATTCCTCTCCCATCAGAAGCTGCCAACAACAAAGGTGTGGATTGCAGAAAACTTTGGTTCAATTCTGACAAATCTTGAACAGATTGAAAGAAATGTGTCGGAAGCTTGTATTGATATTGATGCAAACATTGCAAAAATTGTCGGCTCAATTGTAACAGCGTAAACAAGGAGGAAATAATAATGAAAAGCATTCAAGTTCAGAACAATCTTAAGTCAAAAACAATCATTGGCAACCCAGATGAAATGACAGTTCAGCAGGCTTTCAATGAAGCCCAGCTCGAAATGGGTAATGGTATTCTCAATCTTAACGGTGTTGTGGTATCTGCACAGGATGTCAACAGAACACTGTCTGACATTGTTGGCGCAAGAGATACATACATTCTTGCATCGGTTGTCAAAGCTGATTGTGCATAATTTGATTTGAAACAAGGGAGAGTACGCTCTCCCTTTGGCATTTGCATTGTCGAAAGACTGCTTTACTTAAAGTAAAGTATCAGAAAGGTTAGGAGCAGAAGAGTCATCCGGATGGAGGATACAGCCGGTGGTGATGCGGGCAGGTTGAATTCGCGACCAGCAAGTTAGCGATAATGAACACTCAAACCCAAGATTCCCTACAGAAATGAACTTACAAACCCACGATGTGGAGCTGAAAAGCCACATACGGGCTGCGATTACATCTGCAATCCCAATGACCAAGCTTCCTGCAGGAGCCTCGTCGCTGCCACGCTGCCATAGTTATATTTAGAAATGCCAAAATCTAAGGAGGAATAGAAAATGGATTTAATTACAAATTTATACACTCGGAGTTGTTTTGATAGCCGTCTTACATTTGGAGATGGTTGCCCCAAGATAATCGAAACATTTGTCAAATGTGTTTACGAACCTTATTACACTAAGAACAGTGATTTACCATCTATATTTTTTGGCTGTGTGTCGGAAACACAACCACCACAGAGAGCCGCAACAGACAAAGCTGTTTATATATGGTATAACAACACAGAACCCACTATAGAGGGAATTAATAAGAAATTTAACTGTAGTGTGGAATCGTATGAGAATTATGATAAATATTGCGAATTAACCCACAATAAATCAAAAGGATGGGTTGGCGGCAATCAGTATATTTTTTGGACAGATCCGTTTAATGCAAAATGGGTAGAAGAAACGATAGCTGTTTTTCTTATTCCGCTGTTTGATTTTGTTTGCACAGCAAAAGAGATCAAAAACAAATTCAAACCAATTGTTGATGGAATAAGTCAAGGTTCGTATGATAAATTGTTCGAGTTAGCCGACAAAATTTCAGAAGAAAAAGGATTATCGAAAGTTGTGTTAAATGCTCAAATTGCCGATTTTACGCAGTATAAAAAGAAACGCACTCTTGATCGACTACACGATAGGATTAAGAATTATGAATCGGATTATAGACATTATGTAGCAAATGCGACAAAGGTTTACGAAAACTTGTTGGATTGTAAAAAACAATTATCATTATATAACGACAACGATAATGCTGCATTGATAGATATGCTTACAAACAACAGTGTGATTTCTGATGTGAAAATTGATGGAGGCGTCCTTGAGTTTGTAGTATGTAACCCGATTACTCAGTATGATGAGGATGCTTTTGCCGAAATATTAAAATCAGAAAATTCCACTATTAATAATATACCAAGCGTAGGTAAGGATGTTTTATGTTGGATGGTTGATGGCAGAATTGATTTACTAACCGAATGTAGAATCTGTATAGATCTTGATAACAATTCTTTTGATGCTTATGAGACAAATCTATACGGTTATATGCCTCATCCTCATTTGGCTTTATTTAATTGTTTTGGGGGTTTTAGAATAGATATTGCAACTGCATTAGCAGAAGGCAATATCTGCTATGCAATACAGGTTATTCTTACTGCGTCACAAAATTTGAATTTTATGGATTCTACGGTGATGCACCAATTGGGAACTCTGCTCAATGAGGCAGATTACTCGTGTATTATGGATAAGGAGTCTGGAGAAGTTATGACAGTAGACGAATGGAACGAAAGGAGAAAATAAAATGCAACTTTTAAAGATACCGACAGGTATGGAAACACCTACAATATCTTTCACTCCATTAGCTTTTGCCAAAATGATGATGCTCGTTGAGGTAAATGACAAAGAGGTGGGGTGGCATGGCACAGTTGAAAGGCAAAACAACAACTTTGTTGTTACTGATATCTTTGTGTATCCTCAAGTAGTTACTCGAACAACCGTTGAACCTTCTCAGGAAGAGTATAACGAATGGCAGACTGAGTTGCCAGACGATATACATAACAGTCTTAGATTTCACGGGCATTCTCACGTAAATATGGGAACATCGGCGTCATCTGTTGATACAAAATTTCAGCAAGACATCGTGAAAATGATTGATAATACTGATTTTTATATCTTTATGATTATAAATAAAAAAGGTGATTTTAATATATATCTTTATGATGGTGTGCTTAATTTAGCATATAAGTCTACAAGTAAGGATACTCAGCCTGAGATAACATTAAACACAAATAATATTCAGTCGTTTGGAAAAATACTTTGTGTTTCGCCTGTAGTTTACGACACATTGATGTCTTTTAAGGAAGAATCAAAAGATATGGTTACAGAACCAAAGCCAGTATCGTATTCGTATTATGAATATCCTTACAGCTACGGTAATGTTGGTGTAAAAAGCCAGAGTTCTATTAAGCTATCTGTTGTAGAGATTCAAGACATATTTGGTGTTTCTTATGTGGATGCCAAAGATATACATGATGAGTTGAGTAATCTTGTATATAAAGAAATGATAACTAACGATAGGCAGTCATTGATTGAACAGGCAAGCTTGTATATAAATTAAGGAGGTCTTACGGAATGGATTTAAGTAAATTAGGAGATATTAACCCATATCAGAAGGAGCTGTCAACCACTATACATATAGTCGGATGCGGAAGTGTAGGTAGTACGCAGGCAGAGCTTCTTGCAAGATATGGCTTTTGCAAGTTTAAATTATATGATTTTGATTTCGTTGAAAGTAAAAATCTTTGCAACCAGATGTTTTTTAATTCTGATTTAAACCACAACAAAGCAGAGTCATTAAAAAATATCTTGCTTTCCGTTAATCCGGATATCGAAGTTCAGGTGTTTGATAAAGGCTATATTGATCAGCGACTTAACGGAATCGTAATTCTTTGTGCTGACAATATTGATTTGTGCAGAAATATTTGCAAGCAGAATAGACTTAATCCATACATAAAGGTAATGTTGAATTACCGTACTGCAAGATACGATGCGCAGCACTATGCAGTAGAGTGGAGAGATAAACCAAGTGTGGATAATTTGATTAAAACAATGAATTTCACACATGAAGAAGCAAAAGCCGAAACTCCAGTGTCAGCATGTGGAGTAGAGATTGGTGAATCTATTGTTGTAAGAGATATTGTACTTAAAGGTACAACGAATCTGTTTAAATGGATTACCGAAAGAAAATTAAGCCCTTTGATTATATCTTCTCCATATAAATTTGACACGGTAGTAATGTAAAGGAGGGACAAGTATGTGCTACTATGTGTGTTTGCCAAAAACCGAATCGAAGCCTAACATTTGGAGTTGGCTTGAAGGTGATATACATTCTCCACAGTGGTTATGGGGTACTAAATCTGCGGCAGCCACAGTAACTCGCAGAGTTGATTTTATATCTGCGAGTGTAAAAGACAAATACAATGTCAATTTTATTATTGGCACATTGGATGCCTTTAATAAAAAATGGAGTTATCTTGGACAAGAAATTGAAAAACATTATTCTCATTTCTATATTCCAAAAAAGAAATTAGATGAATATGGCAGAGTTAAATGGAGAGAAATCTGTGCTCCAGATGATGAATTATCTGAAGCATTGAAGGACTTAAAAGAGATTTTCGAGGCTGCGGGTGTTTCATTACATCATACCAACGCATACGCTTATGTTCGACATAGAACAGCCTCGGATGCAGTTTCCAAGCATCAGTATAACCATAGTCGCTGGTGGATAACAACTGATTTTCAAAACTTTTTTGGTAATACTACCAAAGATTTTCTTATGTCTATGATGGCACAAATATTTCCATTTAGTGCAGTTATTGAACGAGATTTTGGAAAAGAGTGTTTAAGCAGGGCATTAGATTTATGTTTTCTTAATGGGGGCTTGCCACAAGGAACTCCAATCAGTCCAATGCTTACTAATATTATGATGATACCATTTGACTACATAATGACAAAAAAGTGCCGTGAAAAAGACTATATATATACCCGATATAGCGATGATATACAAGTTTCACACCGTAGAAAGTTTAATCCAGATGAAGTTCTTAGATTCATCCACGAAACACTAACTCAAATTCACGCTCCGTTTACAATTGAGAAAGAAAAAACAAAGTTTAAAAGTGGAAATCAGTTCGTATTAGGTGTTATGTATAATCAAAATTGCGACATTACAGTCGGTCATAAGAATAAAAAAGAGTTCAAAGCTACATTATTTAATTATATGTGTGATAGGCTAAGTGGTAAAGTTTGGGCGTTGCCACAACTCCAACAAATGATGGGTAAATATGCATATTACTCAATGATTGAAAAAGAGTATTTTGAAAATGTAATGAAGGAGTATTCTCGTAAATTTAAGCAGGATGTTATGAAATGTATCAAAGCAGACTTGCGTAGATGCTAATAACATCTGGTGGGATTTTATTAAATTCTTAATGAAAATTCATTGCAAGTTTTTCGGAAACCATTTTGCTTGTAAATATATTGAGCAGTCGCCAAGCGGTTAAGGCACTGGACTTTGACTCCAGTATCGTGGGTTCAATTCCCACCTGCTCAGCCAAACGGTATTGTGTAGCTTTATAACCTTGCGGTTCAAAATAAAAATCTACTGTTATTGTAGAAAGACTTTATACTGATCAGTTACTCAGTTTGGCGTTGAATGGAATGGCTGTGTCCCTTGACTGTTGTTCCGTCAGCCTTCAATCTACACAATACCGGATATGACACAGTAGTCCAACGGCAGAGACAGCAGACCTAAAATCTGTACAGTGAGAGTTCAAATCTCTTCTGTGTCACCATATGGACTGTTAGCTCAACAGGTTAGAGCGGCAAACTCATAATTTGCGGGTACAGGGTTCGACTCCCTGACAGTCCACCATTTGCAAGTGAGTGCAATCGGCACAAACTCATTTTGTAACCTCCTTGACGCATGACGGATAAGCGTCACCATAACGGTACATGGTTGTTCATCGGTATGAACTGAGTCCGTCCAAATAAAAGAAAGGAAAAAGTCCAATGAAGAAGTTAAAAGCTGAACTACATAGAATGAGATTCTGGATAAGTGCAATATCAATCTCCGTTACGATTCCATTGTTTATAATTGCTCGATTGGGAGCAGTGAATGAACGAAAATCAGAAATGTTCGGTGGCGAATTATTGATTTTGTTCATTCCATTCATTGCAAATATGATATACATAAACATCAAAGATACAATAATTGAGCATCGCAGAATGACGATGATTCTCAAAAGAAAGAAAGTCCCAAAACCCACAATTGTGGTTAAAAATATTAAGAGTATAAAAGAGAATAATACGAAAGGATGTGATTGATAATGTCCGTAGAGAAAAACCAACTTCTTAAAGTTGGAGATAAGGTAAAAATACTTCCAACAATATTATCGGACTATCCTGATTTCCCGTATGTAGGAGTAGTAGGCAGAGTGTGTGCTATTGACAACGATAGTGATTCGATAGCTGTTGAGTTTTCGCATCCTAATGAGTATTTTCATAACTGTAACGGGAAGTCTAAGCAGTATTCTGGCTGGTATTGTGGTAGGAAAGAGTTGGAATTTATACCTGATGATAATTTGCCAGATATTTGGGAGTATATTAAATAAAAGTGAGGTTTTATTGGAATTTAACTGATGAAAACCAAGAATAAATTCAATATTTAAACAAGATAGTATAGAGGTGTAAAAAATGATTGACTGTGCAAAAACCGAAAATTATTTTGCTGAAAAAGCAAGAATGACGAAAAAAGACAAACTTGGAAGATGCAAACTTTATTGTGGCGAATGCCTTTTAAACAATAAAAATAACGGTACATCCGAAAATTTATTGTGTGGGGCTTTTGAAGCAATCTATCCCGAAAAGGCAATCGAAATCGTTCAGAGGTGGTCGGACGAACATCCGCAAAAAACTTATTTGAGCGAGCTTTTGAAAGCCTTTCCGAATGCTCAGCTCAATGATTCTGGAATGCCTAAAGGGATGTGCCCACATGAGTTAGGACTGAAAGATATAGATTGCGGGAAAACAGACAATGCGTGCGTAAAATGCTGGAATCAGCCTATTCCTATTGAGGAAGATGAAGAGTGATAACAAGATATATTGACGCCGATAAATTCATCTCATATTTAGGCTTCGAGAACACTGAAGAAGAACGAGATGAAAATATCGGTGAAATTGTTACACTACAAGACTTTGATAATCAGATAGCAGAAGATGTGCAGGAGATAAAGCACGGTGAATGGCTTCCAACAAACCACCCAGAACAGAAGAGATGTAGTGTTTGTGATGCAATCAGTTTTATAGCTTCATACCCTTGCATTTATAGAGCTGACTACTGCCCCAACTGCGGTGCAAAAATGGATAAGGAGTGAGCAACAATGCCTTGTAAAAAATGCGGATTGCAATACTCAAGTTATTGCGTTGATTGCATATATGTAAAAACAGGACTTAACTTAAACGATGAAGAATATCACGAGATTTTGAAATTGTGGGACGAGCAAGAAGGGGTCACGAAAAATGAATGCAATAGTCCAATATTATGATTTTTATGCCATTGATGAATATTGTTGTGAAGAGGAAGTTTTACCAAGACCTCCCAGAGTTATCGGCAAACCTTGCGGAGCAAAAATTTATAAAAAACATACATATTTTCATTGTCGAAGTATGTTGAGATAAGGGTGATATAAATGGGGACATCATATGAAGCTCAAATTGATAGTGAAGAGGGGAAGAATATGCAATTCAATTTTAAACTACCAACTATCGTTATTACAAAATGATAGAAAGGTTGTTAATTTTGAAGGAGGTCAAAAAGGAGAGTGAAAGTAAATGATTCAATTATGTAGAGCTAAAGAGGAAAATACAGGTGAATGGGTGTATGGCTATTACACTTTGTATCCTAAATGTTGTGGGTTACATCCTTGCATACTTACTGGAACAGAATCTGGATGTATTATACCTAAATTTATTGATTTGGATACTTTAGGAGGCTGTACTGATATGATTGATATAAATGGTACAGAAATGTTTGAAGGAGATGTTCTCAAAATTAAAAGCTATGACTACGACTATGAATATATAACTCAAGTTTATTATTCTTGTCATACATTATGTGTTGACATTTACGGGCAGGATTATGATTTTACTGCTATTGGTTTTGCAGATGATATTTGGGACGAGGATTGTTGTGAGATAGAAGTTATCGGCAACATCTATGATAATCCAGAACTTTTAGGAGATAAAGAAAATGACAGTAATGACACCTGACGAATACAGAAAAAAGCACCCTCGTTGTGCTACCTGTAAATATTTTGTTCCTAAGTATAAAAATGGTTATAGTGGTATTTGTGATGTTAAAGAGCAATCAACGAAAAGAACTAAAGGCAGATTTTGTAAAATATATAAGTTTATCAGTTTTAATGAAAGTTAAGGAGGGTTAAATAATGATTACATATAATACACAAGTAATGAAAATTATGCTTGATGAAGGTGCAAACCGTGTGTCGGGTGAAAAGCTCAAATTTATTAAAAAAGAGGGTTAAAATTATGTTAGATGTTATCACAGCTAATGAAATTGTTAATGCTTTACAATGTAAAGGACACAATATTGAATGGGTGAAAGACCATTATCTCAAAAATTTTATAACAATGGATTCATGTGTTAATGTTTCCATATGTAATGTTGATTATTGGGTTATGCCAATAATCGCATTTAAAAACACAAATGCAACTGTATTAGGTTTTGTTTATGAGCGTACTGTTTATGAAGTTGGCAAATATAGTCGTAAAACCTCAAGACTGTTCACGAACATTTATAATGCCTATTTTTCCGATAATAATTATGATAGAGTTTATATGGAAAAACGGTTTTATTAAAAAAAGAGGTAGAAAAAATTATGGAAATACTTTTTTAATGGAGGTTAAAGAGGATATAATGGCAAAATTTGCGATAACTTATGAAAATGAAACAATCAAATATGAGCTTACTTTTAGAGGCAAAGTGTATGACTTTACAATGTATAAAGATGATTGTGGTATGCACTCTGATAAACAATTGTTTAGCTATCAGTTGGAAAACGATGGTGTTGACACTTCTATGTTAGATTGGGATATAGATAATGTAGCCTTTACAAACGATGAAATAGAAATCCTTGATACACTTAAAATGTTAGAAAGAATTGAGTAGGAGGAAGAAGAATGAAAATAGTTTATCACAATGACGCAGACGGCAAATGTGCAGGTTTCTGGGTTCAGGAACTTGCCTATGTCGAGGAATATATTGGTTACATAGAAATGGATTACGGTAGAGAATTTCCATTTGATAAGATTAAGAAAAATGAAACAGTGTATATTGTCGATTACTCAATTGAACCAAATGAAATGGATAAGCTTCTCGAAATCACACCAAATGTTACTTGGATTGACCACCATATTTCAGCAATTAAAAAGTATAAAAACTACGATAAAGAAATTCGTGGCATCAGATATGACGGAGTAGCAGGATGTATGCTTACATATTGTTATCTGAAGCATATGACAGATAGAGGCAATGGCGATATTAAACCATTCGAGGAAAGTATGACGGAAGATGCTCCGATGTTTACAAAACTGATAGCTGATTACGATGTGTGGACTTTCAAGTATGGACATTTGACCAAAGAATTTCACGCAGGATTCAAGACACTATCAAACACAGTTCCATTCAGTAATTGTTGGCTGAAATTAAATGCTCCTGTATATGGTTATGGTGCTACAACCCCTTTAAACGCTTTAATTAAGGAAGGTGCTTCAAGGATTCAGTATCGCAAAGAAGCAATGACACACTATTGTAAAACTTTCGGTTTTGAGGTCATGTTTAACGGTTACAAATGCTTTGCTGTTAATATGGGAATGATGAGTAGTGACGATTTTGTCATTGGTAACATTGACGATTATGATATACTGATTGGCTTTGTTTTCAATGGTCACGAATGGAGATATTCTCTGCGTTCAACGAAGGTTGATTGTTCAAAGGTTGCTATGTTGTATGGCGGTGGCGGTCATAAAGGTACTGCTGGGTTTAATACCAAAGAATGTGTTTTAGGAAAGGGCGATTAAACATATGTATCAAGTGTTGATTGACAATATCGAACCAACTGATGATGATTTACAACTTATTAACGCTTATACAAGAAATGTGGTAGATGAGAACGATGTATGTTTGGTTTCAGCTATGTTATGTGACAACGATGTTGATCGTGACGGAGAACGCTTTACAACTGAGTCGCTTTATGAACTTGAAAAACTTTTGGTTGGTAAAGCGGAAGTAATGGATTACAAAAGGCATCGTAGTGAAAGAGCAAGAATAATTAGTTGTGATGTTGTAAAAAGCGATAAACAAAAAACAGCATTAGGTGATGATTATGCTGGTCTTATAGCAAAGATATATATTCCTTTTTGTAGAAATAACGAGGATATTATTGTTGCAGCTCTCAAAGGAGATATTAAAGATGTCAATATTCATTGTGCCGTTGAGCAATACGAATGTAGTGTGTGTGGTAAAGAATATTCGGAATGCTCTCACAAAAAAGGTGAAGTTTATGATTCAAGGCTGTGTTGTTGCGAACTTGTGAACCCATATAAGGTATATGACTGGAGCTTTGTTTTGTCATCAAATAATAGAAAGGAATAATATATGAGAATTAAGGAAATTGTTTCACAACATAGAAGAGATTTTACAGCAATTTATGAATGTGAACATTGTGGTTTTGTGGAAACGAAAAGAGGCTATGATGATGCTTATTTTCATAACAATGTTGTACCCAATATGAAATGTCCGCAGTGTGGGGAAGTAGCAAGTAATACTTATAGACCATTAACAACTAAATATCCAGAGGGATTCCAAATATGAAAATTCTTAAACACGGAAAATATTATCATCCACCACAGTTGTGTATCTGTCCAAAATGCGGATGCAAATTTGTAGTAGATGATGATGAATGTGAATATTCTTACTTTGATGATATTTACGGATGTGAGTGTCCTGAATGTGACACAAGAAGTCCTGTTATGGAGGAATACAATGATTAAGATTATAAAAAACGGCACAAATTGTGTGACGGAACTGTTTCATCAGGAGGGCAGTTTAATTAAGTTTGAGTGCAGAATGTGTGGTTGCATTTTTGAAACCGATATTTACTCGATTAGAGGTTTTAGTAATCCTGTATATAGAGAATCGGTTTGTCCACAATGCCTATCAACCACCAAGAAACTTGACGCAATCGGATAATAAAATACATATTTTAAGGAGGTGTAAGAAATGGACATAACGACAATTATATCAATTGTGGTTTCGGCAGTTGCGGTAATAATTGTAATCGCTTGCGATATTTATATTGCTGTAAATCACAAAAAATTAAAGAAAGCTGAAAGAAAAATAAAAAGCCTTGATATATACATAAAAACTACAAAAGCGTATATGGATGCTCTTGAGCAGGATTACAGAGAGATGATTAAGAAAACTGAGAGGGAGGCAGTATAATGTTAGATTGTGAAAAACAAGTAATAAAAAGTTTATCAAATGAGCAATTGATTTACATTATTGAACAGCTACTTCATAATCAAGAGTCGATTAGAGCTATCTGTAGTGAGGTATCTAAAAAACATATGTGTTCTGATGAAGCTGTTCTCCGTATTGCTGCGGGACTCTATGATACGACTACTATTAATGGCAGAACTTTACCCGCATATATTGATATGAAATTAGGCAAAATCACTCCTGAAGAGTTTAGAAGTATTTTTCGTGGTTAATAAGGAGGATTGGATAAAAGTTGAGTAAGTGTATATTATGTCTACATAAACAAGTATGTCGATATAACGATGGAGTTAATGAATGGTGCAAGTCAACATACAAATGTCCTCACTTTAACGATGACGATGTGTCATTTTGGCTTTATACCGACATTGACGATGTTATAGACTACATCAAGGCTAAGAATAATGTTACAAATACTTAGCAAAAGAGCGGAATAATGTTACCTTAGCAAAAGGAGGAAGATATTATGGCAAATTTTGAAAATATTACAATTGAAAAGGGTATGTATCAGACAAAGGGCGGAATTTCGGGCGCACTTGAAAAGCTTGATCCGTCAGAAAATTACAGAGGTACTGCACTTGAGGGACTTGACGCATTTTCCCGTCAGCTCAAACGCTTTGACATTAAGGTTAATGGCAGAAACAGCGACTGTGTTGAAAAGTTTTTTCAGAGTTCAAACTCTGCGGCACTTTTCCCCGAATATGTGAGCAGAGCCGTTATGCAGGGCATGGAGAGAGCGGATATTCTCCCGAATCTTGTGGCAACCGTGACAGACATTGAGGGTATGGATTACCGCAGTATTGCATCTGTTCCGAGTGAGGATGACAAGAGTCTTAAACTCGTCGGCGAGGGTGCAAAGATTCCGCAGACTGAGGTTAAGACAAGAGAAAATCTTGTTAAGCTTCACAAGCGTGGCAGAATGCTTGTTGCATCATATGAGGCGCTTCGCTTTCAGCGTCTTGACCTCTTTACCGTAACACTCAATCAGATTGGCGCATATATTGCAAGAGCACAGCTTAAAGATGCGATTGATGTGCTTGTGAACGGTGACGGCAATGAAAATCCCGCCGGCACACTTAATGTTGCAACAGGCGGCAAGGTTACATATGAGGACCTTTTAAAGCTCTGGACGGAGCTTGCCCCGTATGAACTCAACACAATTCTTGCGTCAACTCCCGAAATGCAGAAGATTCTTTCGCTCTCTCAGCTTCAGGATTCAAACGCAGGTTTTGATTTTCAGGTTCAGAATTCAAACGCAGGTCTTGATTTTCAGGCTACGGGCAGAATATTTACACCTCTCGGTGCAAGCCTTTTTCACACTCCCGAACTTGAGGGCGGTAAGATTATCGGTCTTGACAAAAACTGTGCGCTTGAAATGGTTCAGGCAGGCGGTGTTGTTACAGATTACGACAAGCTTATTGACCGTCAGCTTGAAAGAGCCGCAGTTACCTGTACCGCCGGTTTTTCAAAAATCTTTACAGAGGCGTCAAAGGTAATGAATTGTTAAGGAAGGAGTGGAATAAATGTTACAGTTTGTATGTTTTGTCATTGGAGCGATATTTGGTGGTTGTTTTGCAGCTACTGTAATGGCACTTATTTTTGCCCACACCGACTTATGTGTAAAAGATGGTGATGATAATAATGAAGAAAAGTCTCCACAAGAGGGTGAATGATAAAGGTAAATGGTTTCAAGAAGATGTGCGTGATAAACGATATGTTTGTCATACAAATAAACATCTTGTTTGGTGTAAAAGATACTTAAATCGTTCATTCAGGCGTAAGAATAATCAAATAAAAGAGGAGTTTTAAATATGCCAACAGGATTTACATCTTTTATTGAGAATGGAACAATAACAACCGGAAAAGATTTTCTTTTACTCTGTTCTCGCAATTTTGGTTTAGCAGCAAAAATAAGTAGAGATAAAGGGTTGAAAACACCTATACCAACGCATTTCGCACCTGATAACTTTTATCACAAACGTTATGAAGAATCTGTAGAGAAATATAAGAAATTTTCTCAAATGACAGATACAGAGTTTGCTAAATATGTGCGTACAGAACATGATTCATGTATAGATAGAGCCAAACAGTGTTTGGACGAGATGATTGCAAAAGATAAAGTGTATCAACGCATCAAACAAGAAGTGGAGAAATGGAAACCACCGACTGACCTGCATGAAAACATTAAGACATTTGCGCTAAACCAGATTGACATGTGTATAAGTACAGATTATGACTATGATTATTATATGCGAATTATAAACAAGACATTTGACGATACTCCAGAAAGTATCAAAGAATATAAGAAAAACTTTTTGAAGTCGTTAAAGGATGAAATACGGCAAGCTAAATCGGATTTAGACAGAGAAAATAAGCGAGTCGAAGATTATAACATTTTTATGAAGCAGTTTTTGGAAAGTTTGGAAACGATAAAAGTATAGTTTTACAGCTAAAACCGTGATTTCCGTTTTTATCCTTCAATAATTGCATTTATAGCAGTAAAATAAGCAGATAAAAACAGATATTGCGTAATTAACCAAAGAGGTGAAAGTGTGAAAATTTATATTATTACAAAAGGATGTTATTCAGACTATCATATTTGTAATGTAACAGCCGATTATGAAAAAGCAAAACGATACAAAGAAGCTTACTCTGATAATTGGGGGGAAGCTTGTATTGAAGTATATGAAGATGGAGAAAACGGTAAAGACAACTACTGTTGGGCGTATGATCCTGTTAGCAATACAGCAGAAATAAGTGAATACAACGAAAAGGAAATCATGAAAAATAGAGAAGGTAAAATTTGCCGTGTATATGTTTACGCTCCAGACGAAAAACACGCCATTAAAAAAGCACAAGATATGATTGCTAAATATAAAGCTGAACAGGCTGGATTGTAAATCGTAAATACATATAAGAATTTGAAACAAGGGAGAGTACGCTCTCCCTTTGGCATTTGCATTGTCGAAAGACTGCTTTACTTAAAGTAAAGTATCAGAAAGGTTAGGAGCAGAAGACTCATCCGGCAGGATGCAATGGATGGTGATGCGAGCCGGTTGAGTTGCGACCACATTAGCGAGCAATAATTAACACACAAACCCAAGATTCGCTACTGAAATAGACTTACAAACCCACGATGTTGAACTGAAAAAGCTACAGATGGGTTACGATTACCTCAGCAATCCCAGCGACCAAGCTTCCAGCAGGTCATCTGCTTGCTGCCACCATCTGTATTTAGAAATGCCAAAATCTAAGGAGGAATTAAGTAAATATGTTTACTTTAACTAAAATTGATAGTATACCAGACAATTATCAAAAATATCATATACATAATAATTTGCTAATATCTAATAGAATACGAAGTCATCTGGTTCAGAGATTTCCTGATTGTCATTGGGAAGTCACAAACAATGATATTTATATTAATGTGAGTCTTAAATCTTCACCTTGGGAGAAAAATAGTAAAATTGTTCATGCGATTGCTGATTATGCGTATTATTATGCAGATAGCTATAATTACGATCACACTGATATAAATTCTGATTATTGTAATATGAATTTTTTCGGGGTGTATAAGAACAATATTATTGCGAAAGATTATACACAATTAGGAGCAACAAGCAAAACTCAACAGATGGAGCTTGAATTTATGCGTCAGTATAATGAAGCATTTACAAATGAATAAGAAATAGAACAGCGAAGACAAAAATCTTCGCTGTTTTTGTTGTAAGGAGACATCTATGGAGAAATACAATTATGTCGAAGCAGTTAAAGAAAATGTCAGAAGTTATATTAGAGATAATATAAAAATTCTGGAATACATAAGCAGAGACGAAAAAGAAGAGATAATTGGTAATGGGGTACTAACTGAATATATGAATCCTTTGTTAGTGCAAGCAAATAAAAAGTTCGCAGACATTGAAAATTGGACAGCCGAAGAACATTTGTGTCACAATTTTGATTTGCTATTCAAGGCAGTGAATGTGTTTGGTTTAGATTTTGAACAGATATTGACAGGACAACCGGCATATGCAGATGGCATAGTAAGATGTTATGTTGTAGAAAGAGCAGTATCTGAGGTTCTTGATGAGTATGAAGATTCATTAGATACGGAGGAATGAATATGACAGATGTTTACAAGATATTGAACGATGGTACAGTAAACAAACACACATTTGCACTATCGGCAAAGCAAGCTCTAATTGCTTGTATTATGCAAGAGAGGTTTCATAACTACAACACTTGGGAATATCCATGTGACATCAACGGCATTGTGTCTCACAAAAGAGGTAATGTTGTTCGTTTTGTGTATAACTGTGGTGATTATTGCTTTTGGTGCAAACAAAAGAATGAGGTGTTGTAAATGAGTAAAATTATTTGTTTTGAAAAATGGGATTGTGATTGTGGCACGCTTAACCAGATGAGTTTTGAGTTTAATGATTCTATTACAATAAATCAGATTTCTAAGTTGGCAGATAGGATTTTAAATGACTACTACGATGAATCAGAAACCAATGACGAAATTGAACTTGATGAAGTTTATATTTATAACAAGTGTTTTGAATTTTGTAAAGAGCAAGGACTTATATTTAATACAATCAAACCTGATATTACTGTCAGTTTAGACACGCAGAAAGTACATATAAAAGAAGAATTTTAAGGAGGTAAAACAATGTTAAAAGTAACAAACATATTATGGGATACCGACTATGATGATGACGGAGAATTGCCGACAGAAATTGATATACCTGAAGGAATGACAGACGAGGACGAAATATCAGACTATCTATCAGAAGTAACAGGATATTGCCATCAAGGCTATGTATTGGAGGGAAAATAAAATGTCAAAGGAATTGAAAATAGCTATTATCAAATGGCTTGTGGAAAATAAAAATCAGTGGCAGAGGGTGAATGCTTGCACGGAAGCATTCAGAGAATATATTTACAATAAAAGCGGAAATTATCTCATCGGCGGAGAAGCCGTGGTGGAATTTATCGGAGCAGCCGACAAACTGATTTACAGCAAATAAAGTAATATTATAAGGAGCAATGAAATGTAAAATGTTACAACATGGAATATATAAAGCGGATAAAGACGGATGGGATGGCTATGAATTAACCGTTGATATTAAAGAAACAGAAAAGTCTTTGATTTTGAAAATCATTGATTATAAATTTAGATATTCACCGGCACAAATTGATATGCTATTCAAAACAGATTTTGACCATATGGGTTATGAGGAACAGCAAAATATTAAAAATGGAAAATATCGTGCAGTTATCAAAAAACAAGGTGGAGGTCACGCTTTGAGGCTATGGGGTGATAATTCATTTACTTTATATCCATACCAGTCTGGTATTCCTTTTTACTTTGTAAAGCAGTAAATAAAACTAACATTTCATTGATATTAAGGAGGAAATACAGATGAGCAAATACAATTATTATGAAGCTGTACACGATGATATTGTAACAGCTATTTTTGATAACTATAGCAATGAACAGATTGTAACAAATCTTAGAAATGATGAAGAGAAGTTTAAGGAAATGCTTTATGATGATTTGTTTTTTGAAGATTCAGTTACAGGTAATGGTTCTGGAAGTTATACAATGAACAGAGTAAAAGCTGAAGAAAATATTAATAATAATTGGGATTTATTTTCTGAAGCTCTTGATAATTTTGGAGATAGTTTTAATCACTACATATATGGTAATACTCTTGATTTTGAAAAGATTGATATAGTGATTAGATGTTATGTACTCAGACATACGATAAATGTAGTTGTTGACGAATTGAAAGAACAGTTTAAGGAGGAATTATAATGTTACGGGAAATAATTACAAAATCGGATGCAGCTCATGAATGGGTAAGAGAATTTAATGCTATTGACAGTGGTATTATTGCAAAACTTATGTCAATAGATATTGATGACTGGCAGGAGGTTACAACGCCTCGTGTATGCGATAGAGTGTATTGCTTTGATTCGGAAACATATGGAGAGGTGGTCGATATTGATAAAAATGATTATACAATTAACCTTGATGATGGAACAGAAATCACTTTAAGTATTTCTGATTTTGAGGTTGAAAGGTATGATTTGTTGCCGATGTGGGGAACGATGTGGTCGTTTGGCGATGGTCTGGATGATGAATGGTTGTCAGACTATGACGGCATTAAATTAATGTCAGAATGTGGTTTCAGAATTTTTTACTCAGGAGAGTTCGGGTATTTCTTCGGCATTGATGGAGCAGGATATGATTTTTACGAAGCACACTGGATACCTCTTTACGAAGCAAGAGGATTACATTGGCACGAAGAGGAGTGTTAAAAAATGAGAATATATAGTGAATTGGACTTAAATACATTTGAAGCTTGGAGCGGAGCAGTTAATACTCTTGACAGAATACGCCGTGAAGGCAAGTGTGAGGAATTGAAAAGTATTCTTGAAGAAAGCTACCCTGAAGGAATTGATGAAACAGAGTTAAATGATTTATTGTGGTTTGACTCAGAAACGGTTTATGAATGGGTGGGCTTACGAACAGAATCGGAGATTGAATCTGAAATCGAAGAAGCTAAATCAGAGCTTGCTGATTTAGAAGATGACTTAAAAGCTTTAGATGAAGATTATAACGCCGATTGTGAAGATGTTTCAGAAATCGAGCGTGAGAGAATTTGGATAGAATCTTACAAAGACGACCACAATTCTTTAATCAATGATATTGCAGAAATTAAAGAAAACATTGCCGAGTTAGAGGAAGAACTGAAGGAGGTTTAACTATGACTCAAATAACTCAAAAGGAGTTTATTGAAACTCTGTCAAATAATGAAACCATTTTAGTAGATAGTGGATTCTACTATAGCGATGGAACATACATTAACGCTATGGAACGAATTATAACCATTAACAAAAATATCAAACGCAGAACCGTAACAGAAGAACATAGTAATTATATTGTGTTTAGTGATGGTAGTCGTCTTGACTTTAATCAGGCTGGAACGAAAAAATATTTCAGTTACACAAATACACATGGTGTTCATTTCTTAATTCAGAAAACAGAAATATATGATGACTTTGACGAAAAATTCTATAAGATTTATATTGTGTATATGGTGGCTCAGGGAGGTTAACTATGTTTTTTGACGCACATTACTTTAAAGGTTTACCTGTTCTTTTAAAGTCAGACGCTGGTAAAAAGATATATGGAAAATTCATGAATATTGCAGATGAAACAGCTCAAGCTTGGTTACAAGGTGTTGTAGATTTGGTTGAAATTTTGCATATAGATATACAAGGGTTGGATGTGCTTTGGAATCTTGTTCAAGAGTATGGTGTACCAACCGCAAAGAAAATGTATAGGGAGGTTTGATTATGTTTACAGTAGAATACTATCCAGAAGATGTAGCTGAATGTTTGTGTTTGATTGCTTTTGATAATCCGAGCAGACGAACTATAATGGAATGTACAGACGGTTTGCTCGGATTATTAGCAACAGCTAAAAATTTATATAATCCAGAAGGATACAGAGTATTGTATAAAGTGCTGGAAACAATTGTAGATGTACAGGAGGTTTGATTATGGGACAGCACTATAATGTTGTAATTAAGAATAAGAATACAATAATCGCATACAACAGAGAAGTTGACGGCAAATATACAATGGCAAAATTGACAGAACATTCGTGGTGGTATAATCCATTTGTTTCTTCAATTACAAAATTGTTATATAAAAATCCATGTCAAGTGGCGTGGATAGGTGATTATTCTCAAACGGAATGTACAGAAGAAATCAATCCGATACTCTTTGAGTTTGCTTGGGGAGATGAGGTTGAAAAGCACAGCATACATCAGGATGAAATGTATCTTGACGGCAAGTATCTTGTTAATCATACAATAGGAGCATATCTCGATTGTGACAAGTATAAAGCAAGATGCAATAATAATGATTGGATTTTACATCCATTGCCATTATTGACAGCCGTAGGCAACGGTTTGGGCGGTGGAGATTATTATGGCATCAATAAAGATCAAGTTGGCGGTTGGGCTTGGTGTACAATATCCGTTGAAGATAATATTCCGGTTGGATATAAAGAACTTGAATATATATTCAGAGAAGATTAAAACGGCACTTTTATAGCTCGAACTTGTTTATATAACATTACATTAAGAAATTAAGGAGAGAAAGTAATGGACTATGTGAATTTAAAAAGAAAATAAGCCTTGATGTAGATGACGCTATTGGAGTGTACAACGATTTATTGAATAGGCATCGTGATGACGAGAAAGCGGAAAATATTATTTTGGAAGTTTTTGCTGACTTGTTTAATTGTTCTGTGGACAGCTTATTGGATTTTATTTATCAGGAAGACAATGAGGAGGTGGACGATTGAATATGAAAAGTTTAATGCTATGGAAAGATGATTTTAAAAATGAAAGAGATTGGATTGCACTTTGCAAAGCACTTGATATACCAAAAGATACAGTTGAAATTGAAATGAACTGCAATGTGTGTGTACACAAATCGCACTATACAAGGAGGAATAAACAATGTATAAATTACCAGATAAGTTAATTGATATTCTTATAAGCGGTGATATAAAAATATCTGAAGATGACGAAAGTGCTTATGTAGAGTTATCTTTTTTCTCACCTAAAGGACAGGATTGTAGTTTATCAATTGAGAAAGGAAATAACATTGAATGTTTCTGTAATAATATTTATGATTATTACGATAATTTTGATGTATCTTTTGAAACATATCTTTGGTTAGATTCAGATGGACACGGAAGCAATGGAGCACCTTATGATATGAAAGATGTATATGAAGATATGGCATGGTGTCAAGATAAAATTTATCATATTTATTTAACTGTATGTAAGTACATTGACGAAAATAAGGAGGATTAAAGTATGGATATATCAAAAATACAGAAAATATACAACGATATTGATCGGGTAATCAATTCTTCAATGCTGGATAAATATGGAACTATCGAAGATATTTTTACATCTTTGTGTGGGCGTGATGATGAGATGTTGACTTTTGAGTATGCTGTTAATGTCTTGATTAGTCTGGACAAAGGACGTTTTTATCGAAAAAATCTTGAAAGGTATATGGACATATTTTGCGGTAACGCACAAATGGTAAAGGCATTACTAAATAAGCAAGGAGAAATTATAAAACAGTATCATGATTTTCAATTAAAATGGATGGCTGCACACGGTTATTCTCTAATAGATTTTTTAAGTAAAATTAACGATTGTTATGAGGAGTTACAGGCAAAAGAGCCAGTGTTTAAAGGTTGTCTTTACGATAAGACTATTGATATTTGGGATGCATTTGATTTGTTTGAAGATACAGGATTTAAAGGTGGAATGATTTATCCTTGCTTTGATGAATGGTTAGACAATGAATGTATAGAAGATGACGACTAAAAATAAAACCGATATTTTAATGCCGATAAAGAAAAAGGAGTGCGTAAAGTGGACAAGATAGAGAGCATATTTAGTGTTAATGGCTATAATGAAGATGCTGACACATATGTACCCTACGGATTGTTTGGAACATATATCGAAGCCAAAACTCATCTCAATACGCTGTTACCCTTATTGAGAAAAGGTTTACTCACAGACAGGAGGACAAGAGAACCAATAGATTGGCTTAACATTGTGGAAAATAATAAAATATTAGCGAGTTTCACTTGAAATATTGTTGATATTATGATATAATAATGGAGAATACAAAATGAGAAAAGTATATGAAGTAAGAATGGAAAATTGGGAATGAGGAAGTGAACAAATGAAAACTAACGCAAAAATAACTATTTCTCGTAATATCAATAATATAAATCAAATTATTATATCTATTACAGATGATGACTTTAAAAAAGATATTGACATTTTAATTGCTCCCGAACAGTTTGCACTCGCATTAACAGGTTTAGGCTATCAAGATTGCATTATTGACAGGCAGTAATAATTGTTGAGTACTAATCTTAGGGCAAACTAGTTAAGCATACACGGGAGTTGATAGAACAGATAAAAGGTGGTGATTGACTGTGT